AACTACTTCTTTGAAAGCGTCCAAGTGTTCCCGAGCGACCTTCTGTGTAGTGCCTGTTTTTTCTGCTAATGCTTTTACTGTTTCTTGAGTTAACATATTCTAATGTGTACTCCCTTTCTTCTCTCTCTACATTTAATAAAATGTCGATATTATTAGTTATTTTTGGTGTAGCCTGCAGGAATTGCACCCACATTAAATCTTCAAGCTACGAGAAAAACCCAAGCTCTTCAGCTTGGGCATAAGTGTTTAGGGGAAACAAAACGACTTATTGGTCTTTGAGAAATTTAGTTTATCTCGTAAGAGTCACTTGCAATACTTTTGCTTAGTGACCCTTACATATATAATAGCATTTGCTAAGGCAAAACAGCGACAAAAATCAAAAACTTTTTTTCGCACGTATCATTTCACGATAGTCAGACACTTGCTTCTCATAGGTTTTCACTGCCTTTTCACAGATTCGCTTCTCCATTGTGCGGATTGTATTTGCTTCTACTCCAATGGCATTGGCGATCTCTTTTTGCTTACTTCCCTCTATATACATGTTGACCACAACTCGCTCACGATCCGATAACTTCGTCTTAGACAATAGTACTTTTAAGTCGTATACGATCAGTCCGAAGTCACTCATCATATCGCTGTTGTCTAGACTCTTAAGGAGGCTGTGAATATGCTTCTTCTCCATAAAGTCAATCGCATCAAGCTTATCTGGCGCCTCTTCGTCCTTGAGAGCGTTCTCGAAGCGGATTGGACGCTTGATAGCTTCTTTGATAGCCAACTGGTTATCTCGCATGTCTCGAGTCCACAGCGCTATATATCGCTTAACATTCTGGCGAATTCGACCCAGACGTGCTTTTACGTTTCCATCTTTAATAGAAGGAAGAATTGAATCGATCTTCTTTTCAATAACGGAAACATAGTATTCTTCGTTCGCAATTCGGATCGCTTTTTCAAGCTCTGCAATCTCGACAACTTCCTTGATATCTTTGGCGTATAGCTTATTGTCAGTTGCAAGCTTAAAGTTCTTGTCATCATTTGAGTAGAACATATCAACGACGTGTACGTCATTCTTAGCTTGCTCCATCGAACTTGTATTAACGTTCTCTGACTCTTTGTACTGGTTAAACTCTCGCTCTGACTTCCAGAATCGGTATTTAATCTTACGGTTTGATTGAATATCCTTTGCATTCAGAAGATATGTTCCTAGACCTTCGATCACCTTACAGACGAAATCTTGCTCTGACAACCACCCTGTCTGGCTTGGTACTGAATCGAAGTATGTGTCGAAGTAATTTATGAAGAATTCCTCTAAGTCACCCTCTTCATTATAAATCAACTCATGTACCTCATATAACCGATCTTCAAATCTCTCTAATTTAGGGTTGTATTGCTGAAAGTCAGCAATCGTTTTCCCACCTATTTCACTTCCAAAGTACTTCATAATTAACTAATACTCCCTCTCTGCCTTTGTATAATTGATTTTGAAACTGTTTAAATTCAGCCTGTTTCTATTGAAAAGTATATCAATAGGTTGATTTATTTGCAATACTTTTGTTTAGTGATAGAGCGATAATCAACGATTGATCATTGCTCATCGTACATTTTTGGCTTTTTGAATACTTGATCCTCTTCCATCTCTGCAAGAACAGTATTCTCATAGTCCTTCGTGATCAAAAGATTTTCGTGATAAGTTTCACGTCCATTCTTATCTTTCTTGACTGCTCCGGACTTCTTGACGTTGTCTCGCAAAGCAAACACAGACTCATATACTATCGGAGTCGGCATCTCTAGATACTTCTGGAGCTTCTGTTTCAGTGCCTGACTAGGCTCATCACGTACACTGGCACAGTTACAGTAGTAATTATACTGAATCCCCATGATGCTACATAGCTCGCTCTTCTTCAATTGTTCAGCAATTCTTTTGACCTCTACCTTACGAATGATCTCGCTCGGCTCATGAGTGCCATCATACTTTTTCATAGTAATACCTCCGTGTCTTTGATTAGCTGATTTTAGTATATCACTGTAATAGTATTATAGCAAATAACAATATTACCCCTCTCTCAGAAGCTTGCTAACTTTTTCACGATCAGACCATCTGCAATAGTAGTTCTTGTCTTTCTTTATACTCTCACTGATCGTCTCGTAATAAATTAGCTCATGTTCTCGTAGCAAGGAGATATACTTCATTACTGTTTTTTCATTTGCTCCAGTTTCCTTAGCTATAGTGTCAATCGTGACCCATGAATAATCAGGACTCGTCTCTGAATCATAGATCCGATGAATGATGTTGAAGTAGACAGCAAACAGTAAGTCCTTTCTTTTCTCATCCATGAATACAAGCTTTGATACGTCATCATAATAGATCTTTGTAAAGCCGTGTTGAGCAGGTGTCCAGTCAGCCTTTACATAATAGAGACTATTGTTCTTGATCGTACCAACCTCTTCTGTCATCTTAATGTCGGAAAAGACCTGTATGAGACCCTTCTCGATCATCCCCGTGATCATATCTCTTATCATGGTCTTGTTCTTGGTGTGAGATGTAAGTCCAAAAATCTCCTGAATCAATTCTACACTTATAGCAGTGGAGTTTAAGATTGTGTTCGCCAGTCCCTTGATTACGACCATGGCAAACTTCTCTCGATGACTATGCATGTCGTTATCAAGGATAAACTTGTTGTCGACAGCAAAGTATCTGTTTCCACTGTTCATAGGTTTCCCTCCTTTATTTGCAATACTTTCGTTTAATAAGAATCAAAGATGTGGCTGATCCGAATTCCATTCGGGCGCCCACTACATCTATTTCTTATTAATATTGTCACTCTTATTAGGGTAGTCTGTGTTATTTCACTACCAAAAAGTGTCTCTCTCCTGACACTTTTTACTGAAACTCAGAATAAAGTGTCTCTGTGGTGACACTTTTTACTGAAATCCGGAAAAAAGTGTCGTCCTGCTGACACTTTATTCTTACGAGTTCATATTACAGCAGTCATTTACCTATTGCAATACTTTTGTTCTATTAAAGAGTTCGTTTCTTGGATTGCCGGATGACGACCACCGATTAATAACGATCAAGTTCCTAGGAAAATCCCGAGCCTGCTCGGGGCGCCTACATCTATTAATTATTAATATTGTCACTCTTATTAGGGAGTCTCTATTATTTCACTACCAAAAAGTGTCTCTGTGGTGACACTTTTTACTGAAATCCGGAAAAAAGTGTCGTCCTGCTGACACTTTTTACTGAAACTCGGAAAAAAGTGTCTCTCTCCTGACACTTTTTACTGGAAGCTAAATCGGAAATAAGTTCTAAAAATAGGAACATTTGTTCTTATTGTAGTTGACGGGTGTTTTTGACGGTGGTATATTCCAATAAGAAGGTGCGATTTAGTCGTCCATTTTCTTAGCCAACCGTCCCTATCAAATCGGTTGGCTATTCATTTATCTTCTATATAGTGATAATAAAAAGCCACCGCATGATATGAGCGATGGCTTGGGAATATGGTGAAAGCGAATTGGAATTCACTTGTTAATACTTTTTATTAATGTTAAAATGATGACAACAAATACATCGGAAAACAGAAGCAACGCTTCATCCTTGGAGTTTGGCGACCTTGAGGACGAAGCGTTGGGGATCAAGCACCACATGTAGTGGAGTTGGTTTTCAATTAACTTATGAGGTAATGTTATCATAAGAATTTTTGAAAAGCAACAACTACATGTGTTATTGATCCTACCCTTTTCCGATAAAGGGAGGATTTTTTTATTATGGGAAAGCCTGAAGAATACAGAGAAGATGAGTATATTCATTTCTTAGAGAGAAAGTCAGGAAAGAAAGTTATGGTCGCCCAGAAGAATGGCAGAGTGAGAGAGCTTCCTGAGAGTGAGATGCATGAAATCAAATTCGAAGACGTGTTAAAGATCAACTTGAGCAAGAACACTAATTCGATATCTTCTCTCACAGACAATGCATGGAAAATGGATCGCTACATGTCTTATTACTGGTCTGTGATCATGGATAGAGATTGCGTATTCCTCTATTACCATCTTCTCGATTACTGCAGAATCTCAGAGGGAATCGACATTTGTTACGCTCCAATGTTTCAATTGCGTGAGAAAATGAATCTTTCCAAACCTACTCTTGTAAGTAAGCTGAAGAAATTAGAGGATAATAACTTTATTCTTAGAATTCGTCGCCTTGAAAAAGCAAAAGATAACCGAGAAGTGTCGCCAATCTATAAGGTGAGAGCAACAATTCCTCATATCTCGAAAGAACAGTATGACATGTTGCCACCAACTCTGCAGGAGAAGCACGATAAGTATATGGCTAGTTTTGCTAACGATACTCAGATGGATTGGTTTGCAAGTAGCGGTCGCAAGAATATCGATGAAATCATCAATAATGTTGGCGATCGAATGGTTTCAAGCAAGACACGCAAGGAGATTAAGAAGTCAATTGCTTCTGCCGAGGCTGAGACCTATATAATGGAGAATCTCCCGTCTCGTATGAGAGATACTATGAAGACTGCGGAAGAATTCCAGACGCTCCTCATCGAGAATAAATGGTTCACAAAGCCATCTGCAGAAATGATATTCAATAATACGATCACCGTTTATGACAAGTCTTCCTTTACCGCATACCTTATTGTGAAGGACAAGACTCAGAAGAGCTTCCTTGAAGAAGGTCTTTCGGAAGATCAGTTTGATCGAATGAATCAGTGTCTGATTGATATGTATGATTCTATCTATCACGTCAGATACTTCACAAGAGAACAGTTCGTAGTAACCGTAATGAAGGGCAAATAATGCCCTTCTTTTTTATTGAATATGATAGTTCACATTTTAGACACTTTTATGATTTTCGAGGTGATTGTATAGGGGTAAAGATTTTTTACCCCTGTTTTTTGCATAGGGGTTAAATTTTTTAACACTAGGAGTAAAAATTTTTTACCCCTAGGCATAAAGATTTTTTACCCCTATTTATCCACAGGTCGACCGTAGTTATCCACAGATTACAGGGGTAAAGATTTTTTACCCCTGTAAATCCAAGGGGTAAAGATTTTTTACCCCTGCCCTAAAAATTTTTTACCCCCTAATTATTCTTATCTTAATTACTTAAAAGATTATTATTATATATAGCGCAACCAGTGGAACTGGTGAGCGAGAATGAAAACACAATACGATCCAACTAACTTGACGGATATGATTTCAATCTTGCGAAGTAGTAATTATAGGTCTAGAATGCACCAGATTTGATTCTGAGTGCTTCAAATTGAATCCGAGACTCCTTATATTAATATCGATGACAAGCTCTCAAATCGCATTCTAGAAGCAATGTTGTCACCTCTTTTCGTAAATCGTGAATAAACCCTGTTAATACCGTTGACATATGCAATACTTTTGTTTAGTATTTGATTTATATCATTTATCAAACAGGAGGATTCACATGATTACTTTCACACAGGAGCAAAAAGAGGCAATCAATACGATAAACGGAAACGTACTAACGATCGCAAGTGCAGGTTCGGGTAAGACATCTGCATTCGTCACCAGAGTGGCTAATATGATCCATACGCACGAGATAGACCCGACGAATATCTTGGCATTCACTTTCACAAAGAAAGCCACTGAGGAGATCAAGAAGCGCCTCTCGAAGATGATTGGCAAGTATCGTAGCAGTGAAGTTACGATAGGGACATTTCATGCTGTCGCTCTTGGTATGCTGAAGGAGCATGGAAAGCTGAATAAGATTAAGATTTGTCCGGAGTGGTGGATGATATCGATCTTTAACGATATGTGTAAACCATACGATGCGAAGAAGAATCATCGTGGACTCGGCATTCCACTTAAGGCAGGAGAGCTATCTCAGTTCATTTCTTATCAAAAAGCGAATCTGCGTACTCCGGATGACGAATTCGTCATGACAGAGGTAGTTTCGTTTGCAGAAGGAATCGATCACGACATCCTTCGGACAGCGTATCGAAAATATGAAGACCTTAAGACATATAGCCTTCAAATCGATTTTGCAGATATTCTATATATGTTCTACAAAGAACTGCGAGATGATAAAAGCTTCCGGAAGAAGATACAGAACAAGTTTCAGTATGTACTGGTTGATGAATTCCAAGATACGTCACTCATTGTTGTTGAAATCATTAAGATGATCAATACCAAGAACGTATTTGTTGTTGGAGACTTCCGGCAAGGCATCTACAGTTTCATCAATGCTGACATTTCAAACATTCTTGAGTTCGAGAATCAGTTTGAGAATGTGAAGTTAATTGAGCTAAACAAGAACTTCCGATCCACTCAAAATATCGTCAAGTTCTCAAATCAAATCATTGCAAACTCTGACATTAAGCGATATGAGCATTTCCAACCGTCTGTATCAGTCTCTGAAGAAGGATCTAAGGTGATGATCACCCTATTCCAAGATGAGGCTATGCAAGCACGTTCTATCGCAATCAAGGTTAAAGAGATGATTGAGGATGGAGTTAATCCAAGCGAGATTGCAGTACTGGTTCGAGCGAATTCACATACGGTTCTATTTGAGGAGTCATTTGCTGATCGACGAATCCCCTTCGACGTCTCCAAGTCAGTGTCATTCTTTGATCGCAAAGAGATTGTCGACTTACTGAGCTACACTCGATTGGTAGCAGATAACTCGGACAATGCAAGCTTCCGTCGTGTCATCAACTCCCCTAACCGATATCTCAGCAAGCAGTTTGTAGAGGATCTTGAGAAGTTTGCTGTGACGAGAGACCTGAATCTTCTCACTGCGATCAAGGTAAAGGATTTATCGCAATCATGGAAGTTCAAACGAGGAGTAGACAACTTCCTCAAGGTCATGTCTGACATTTCAGTTGGCTCCAACTCTACGAATGCAGGTCGATTCCTTCGAAACGTTGTCCGGATCACTCGATACAAGGAGTTTGTTAACGAAACAACGAGCAGTGCCAACTCTATTCAAGAGAAGCAGGATGCCATTGAGCGCCTCTGTGAGATCGCCAGTAAGTTTCCTAGTATTAAAGCATTCCTTGCTCACGTACAGTCCATTACAGAGCGTAAAAACGACTCTAAAGGCAAAGATGCTGTTAACATCATGACGGTTCATGCTTCAAAAGGTCTGGAATTCGATCATGTATTCGTTCCGAACGTAAATCAGGACATGTTCCCTCATACGATGAATCCATCTGTTGAAGAGGAGCGACGCCTGTTTTACGTTGCATGCAGTCGACCTCGTAAAGCACTATTCGTCTCGTGGTTCTTTTATGACAAGGATTATGAAAAGGTCGAAGAGGGCGAGTTCATTACAGAGCTACTTGGAAAGGATGTCACTCTCGATATGAAGAAGCGACTCTTTCGTGGAGAGGCAACTGTTGAACATTATTATGAAAATAACTAAACAAAAGTATTGCAATTAAAATCTACCTATGCTATATTTCGAATGAACAAGACTGATTATTAGACTTCCATAAAAGCAAAGTTTTGCAAATGGAAGTCTCTTCATACGAATTTAATCCAGAAAGGTAGATCAGGAAAATGAAATACAGAAACAGAAAAAATGAATGGGTTAGCGTATCCGAAGAGCATTTGCGGACAGCGCTAAAAATTAAGCAAGAGTTACAAAAGACAAGTCCAAGCATGCGATGCCCTTGGGGAAAGCATAAAGCTCTCATGGCGAAAGCAGGATTTGACGACTCTGAGAGTACGGAGCCATACCGTCAAATGATTAAGAGATATCAATACTCTTCATCTGAGATCGAAGAGGTTGAAAAGGAAGCAGTTGAGTCAATCGACAATCCTATCATATCTGAACTTGGAGAGATGGCTTTCCAGAAGCGTGAAGTCCAAAATGAGTCACGCTTGATGAATAAGGTGAAACGCAAATTGATGGATGAGGTTTCCTTCCGGAGCGAGATTAAGGTTGCTATTAAAGAGGCTCTTGATGGTCTTGACCTGAAGTCGCTAGTGAGTAATATTCACTCCCCCTCCCCTGTCATCGTTCCAAATGGCAATCGACTGATTGCAGTTGTTTCCGACTGGCATATTGGTGCGTTGGTGAAAGTTGACTCAAATGAGTACAACTTCGAAATTGCTAACCAAAGAATCGATACCTACATCAAGAAAATCATTCGACTTGCACTTGATCACAACGTCAAGCATATCGATGTGGTGTACATGGGCGACATGCTTGAGCATGCCTATATGAGAAATTCTCAGGCTTACCATGCAGAGTTCCCCGTATCTAAACAAATGACTCTAGGTGGAAAACTGATCATTGAGATGCTGATCAAATTAGCTCAGAGCTTCGATGTAACATATCGTGGTTTCAGTGGTAATCACGATCGGATTAATGGTGACAAGGTTGGAAATATTGATGGTGATACCGGAATGGTTGTAGTCAACGAGATGGTCAAGCTGTTCGTTGAAACTTCTCATATCGGTAATGTTGAATATGTTGAAGCGAAAGATTTCAGTGCTGTCCTCGAAGTCAACGGAAAGATGTTCAAATTCGTTCATGGTGACTTGGAGAAGAAAGCTGACACTCGCAAGATTCATGATCACAGCTCTAGAGATCGTACTGTTTATGATGCGATCGTTTACGGACACTTCCATCACCACATGGTTCTCGAGGTGGGAATTGATCGATTTGAGATTAGATGTGGAAGCATCAAAGGCTCGGATGACTACTCTGAGAAGCTTGGATTAGGCTCTGCTCCATCTCAGCTTGGAATTGTCGTAACAAATGGTGGAGAAATCCTCCCTGAAAGAATCAGAGTCTAAACAAAAGTATTGCAAAGGAGAATGAACATGGAAGATCTTATCGTAATTGCCACACTCCATACTGGCAAGAAAATCGTAATCGGAAAGCCTGATTTAAGACGAGCTAAAATTAGCTACAGCTATCTTACCGATCAAGAGATGCTAAACGATGCACCTCAGCCATTCGGAAGACGAATCTGGATTGACACGGAGCTTTATAAGAAAGTCGAAAACGACAATGTCGTAGTATTCTTCGTTGTTGATGCGACACCAGTAGTGTTAACTCAGTTTATGTAAACAAAAAAGAGAGTTGGGATCACTCCCCCACTCTCTTTTGCTCTTCATCTGACTTCTCAATCTCTTGCTTCTCGACACTTGGAGTTGATTCCTCTGTGTATCCAAACATCTTTTTCCACCATGGGAGACTACTCTTTGCTCGGTCTTCTCTGTATTCTTTGATGAACTCATCCATCTTCTTATCACGTTCATCGATCGATGATTGAATCTCAACTTTAGTACTCTCGAGCTTCTGACTGATATTAGCCTCTACTCCATTGATCTCTTCTTTATTGCTCTCAATAGATTCCACTACGAGCTGATTAGAGTCGATGACTACCTTACTCGCCTTCTCCATCTCTTCACGTATTTCTTTCCGTACCTCTTCTTTCATCTCAGCCTTAATCTCTTCACGCATCTGAGTCATCGTTTCTCCAACTATGATCTCCATGAACTGCTTAACACGATCACTGGACATTAGTTGCTTGATATCCTCTTGATTAAGTAAGTCGAGCTGTTTAGGCGATGCTTGAGGTATCGGAGCCTCCAAGTTGGATCTAAGTTCTAGCTCCCCCTTCGCTCCCTTCTCCTTTACAAGCTGAGCTAAGTCGACCATTTGCACTCTGCGACCATACTCTTCTTTCATGCGTTGTACATATGAGAAGACTTCGATGTCACTGTCCTCATAGATCCTCTCACTTCTACCATTCCGTTTTACGAAGTGGATATTCAGTTCTTCAAGCTGTGTCGTCCAGTGTCTGAGTGTCGGTGATGGTACTTCAAGCCTCTTCGAAGCATCTCCGAGAGTAATGTATTCGACTTCAAGAGCCACGTTAGCCACCTCATTTCTCTTTAGTAGTCATTTCTACTGCTAATATTAAACTATTTCATAGCCTATAACAATCTTGCCCTTCATGAAAGTTCGTAACTGTATAGGTTATATTAGTCTTGCCCTACATGAGAGTTGACAAACAAATAGCCTATATTAGTGTTGCCCTTCATGAAAGGTGACAAGTCGACATGTTAGAAAAGGCTTTAAATAGGCTATATTGACCATGCTCTACATGAACTCTCGAAGTTCGAAATGAAATAAAGCTTATCAGTAGGCTACTTGATGACTTAAAAGATTGGTCAATCACTTAATGTCCAAAGTTTTGTACAAAGTTATGGTACAAAATAGGGAAAAACACCGTAAATAACTGCGATTGCGATCTATTTAATAATGTTTTGTCCAAAGTTTTGTACAAAGTTATGGTACAAGTTAGGGAAAAGTTTTGCTTAAAGTGTTGACATCGAGCTATAAGTAAGATTATGATACTAACCAAGGCAGTAAACATTAACTTTTGGAGGTTTTTACAATGGCGACCACACGAAAAAAGAAGAAATTTGATCGAGTAATTGGGATTGACTTAGGAAATGGAATGGTTAAGATTCGTTCTACAGATGCGAAAGGGAAGGCGTACTCACTAGTCCTACCATGCGCATGGGCATATAAAAAGGATGTTGGAGATCAGGTTCACAGCAAGCAGTTGAAACTCGAAAGCTTCTTCTTAAACGATGTTGAATATGTCTGGGGAGAAGATATTGCAGAGCTAGGAAGCAAGATCAAGGTTGCAATTGGTCATGACGGTCGATACAAATCAGAACCTTATAAGATCATGGCTCAAATCGCAATGGCGAAGGCTGTTAAGGATCTTGATGTAGCTCCGACAGATAAGATTTACTTAGTAACTGGCGTACCAAGTCAGGAAACAAATACAGAGCGTGAAAATGACATCGCAAATGCTTTCTATGGAGAAAACAATGGTGTTCATGAAATCGATGTAGTAGATGAGAAGGGTGTCGACAAGGAATTATTGTTCCGGATCGGACACGTAGAAGTAATGTCTCAGCCAGTGGCAACTGTAATTGGACGCTACCTCGATGATGAAGGTTATATTGGAGATGAAGATTATCAGAACATCAAAGTAGGAGTAATTGATATTGGTGGAGGAACAACGGATCTCGATATCGTTGATCAGCTACAGCGTCAGAAAAACTACACGAGCATTCCTAAAGGATTCTCAGATGTCTACAAATCAATCCGTGAGGTAATCAAGCATGAGCATCCATCACATGATGTAACGGACTACGAATTGCTCGAGTGCTTAAATGAACAGAGCTATAAGCCGTCACGTCGCTCAAATGGAGTAGATTTCTCAAGTGCAATGGATGCAGGTATCCGTGAAGTATCGGTTGATATTCAGCAAGCAATCCTTTCTAACTGGAAAGATCAGACTGACATGGATGAGATCCTATTGATTGGTGCAAGCGTTAAGTACTTTGAAAGCAACCTATCTAATGTAGTTTCTGGACTGACGATTCCTGAGAATCATGAAGTCAGTAATGTTGAAGGATACTTCCGTTGGGGAATGAACAAAGTAGGGGAGGATGAGTAATGTCTCAGACTCACTACAAGCTACCACTCGATACTGAAGTGGACAAGGATATCATCGATTGGATTGCTGACATCCCTAGAACTAAAAAGGGAGAATTAGTCCGGCATGCGATTCGATACTATATGGAGATCCTCGGAGAAGATGAGGGATCAACTATAAAATTCCCGTCCGCTAGTAAAAGTGAAAAAAGTACACCTAAAAAACAGGTGGATGCTCCAATGACTCAAGGAGAGAAAAACAAAAGAGAGAGAGTCCGACCGAAGTTTAATTCAGATTCTCTAAAATAAGGAGATGATCGTATGTTGCTCAAATTTGAGATGATGCTAGACTCGAATAACCGGAATATGCATAAATTCAGTGATCCCAACGGGAGATGGACTGAAGATCCTGAGTTGATTGAGGAGTACATTGAATCGCTAAGTGGGGAAGCTAAGACTCAAGCGATCATGAAATTCCGTGCTGAAGAGTACTGGAATCTCTAAAATAACCTTAAAATACCGTATAAATGGCACCTTATTCTAATAGGATAGGGTGCTTTTTTGTGTTAAAATGGACTAATTGAGGCTGAAATAGCTCGAATTTAGGTCTAAAAAGGTGTCAAAATGTGCGTTTTAGCCATAAAATAGCTGATTTAGATCGAAAAGGATTCGAAAATTGATTAAAAATGGTCGAAAATGAGCTAAAAATGCTCAAAATGTACTGATTTTTGCTTAAAAATGACTAAAATAGCTCGAAATAGTGCAAAAATGAGCGAAAATGGCTCAAAAGGCGTTGTTTTAGCTGAAATATAGCGTAATAGAGGTTGATCAGTCATATACTGGCTGATCTAAGGACTGTTTGGTGCAAATGTGATCTTGTCACTGTAGGGTAGGGGAGACAAGGGATTGCTGTGATTCAGACATGCATTTTGAGTCGGATCAGATTGCCAGATAGGGGAGATTGGATCAGGATTGATCAGGATGTTTACGAGACGCTTTACGATACGGAAAAAGTGGAGATCTGGAAGGTAAAGGTTGTCGTAAGGGTCGAATCGAGGATTTTCAAAATGTGTGTGTGTAGCTACCTCCCCTCATATGGCGTGTATAACACTGGTAAAATGTGGTAAATACCCCCGTCCTTGTGTCTCACTAATACACATTAGTAGGACTGTCAAATACTGGAAGCTCTGTCTGTGTGTCAAGTACAATCACTTGACAGCACACCATCAGATTTTCATTCACCTTTTGTGCAAAAATGCATAACGTTTTTGTGCCTCAAAATCGTGTCATATTTTGGATCGAATATGAGGCATGAACCCTACAGCGCCAATGCTTTTCGGCACTGTACACCGTGATGTGAATGTGCAGGTACTACTCACCAAATCCGACCTGTTTATGCACTCTATGCAATCCGTATTCACTCACCACAACACCACATATCACCACCTGTAACACAGCCTAAACACAGTGATACCAACACTTTACACTGTATCATAGCACCTGTATTCATCATCGACAGTATGCAGGATTTTATGCACTCTCACGAAATTGGGATTTACTGGCAATCTAGCATGGATGCACACGTAAATAACATACTTTTAAAATCTTGTCAAGCAATATGTCTTTTTGAATCAATATGCAGTCATTTGTATATCCGGATTCCGTACCCTCGAAGGTATCCCAAAGCCTTCAGTACCAACACTTAAGCACACTCCATAGCTATGCCATACACCACCATAGGAGCATAGCCTTATACACTCATACTGCATACTTATTGCATATACTGACAATCATATCCATATCTCTTACATATACTGTCAATATACCAACATATGGCACTAACTTATATATAAGCTATGAGTTACCAGTATATACCATAAGCTATAAGGTGGGACATATAGCGTCCCACATACTGTTTCATAGTGCAGGTAATACAGAGCAAATAGTATACAGGGTATACAATGTGCCAACAAATGGCTTAACACCAGTACTTGAGGGCATATATCGATCCACCTCAACCCTGTTTCACCTATACCCTGTTAAGCATCCACAAATGGCTCTATATCAACGTTTATAGTGTTTATAATACAGACAGTAATACAGCAGGGTATATCGGATAGTACCGAAAGGGTACGTCTTGTAAACGCTTACACCATTGGCGCTCTAAGGCTCAGAGCCTCTCAAGGCATCATCGGCTTTTGGTGCGGTCTCTCAATTTCACAAAATCGGATTTGTTGTAAGCGCTTAACCCGTTCTGGCAGTAGGGTTCATACCGCTTTGAGTCGTTTGTGAATCGGTGTTTTAGGCTCAAATGAACTCGGGTTTTTCACAAACTTTGCTCAAATTTTAGGTGTTGACACTCACAAACCGTTGGTGTGCCTCAAAAAAATATTTATGAGAACGCTTACAAAGTTTGTGAATTAGACTGTTTTCAAAAAATGAATAGTCGTTCATAAAAAAAGTTTTTAATAAATTAGGTCAATGCTTAAAATCGGCTATAAACCGTTGGTACATAAGGGTTTATAGCACTTCGAAGGAAAATCGGATAAAAATTGATTTTTTTAAATTAGGTCAATGATTGAAATTAGCTCTAAACCGTTGGCGCTCTAAGGCTGAAGCCACTTCCATCGATCAAAAATCGACCTTTCCGGACGACGTACAAAATCCAATGTGCCTTGAACCCTTGCGTACCAACGGTTTGAGGCACTTTTTCATGTCCAAAATCGAGTCCTTTAGCCTCATTTGAAAATTAAATAAGGCAATTCCGGACGGTCTCCCGAATCAGGAAATTTTAAATTAGTGTTTGACAGGTGAAAATGCCTGTGAGATATTATTGGTGTGCCAAGCAAGAACGGCACACAACACAACACACGACAGACACACACCTCCACGGAGCGTGTGAGCGAGTCGACCACCATATGAAACGGAGGAGCGCATATACGCAAAATCAAGACACCTTTCTGCACTCAGACGTACTTTGACAATCGAATAATTCGGCACTGGCTCGGAAAAGCCTTATAGTGCGAGGTGGGTAGATTCCCTCCTATAGCGATAAAAAGTCAGGAAAAGGGTGACAGTAAGACCTAGTTCCGCAAACTGATGACCACACCGGACAGTCGGTTGATTGGCTCGTGAGGAGTGTTATATAGTCCGTGGACTATATAATTACCCGTCTCAAGCTGAGAGATTTGAGGAGTAAGTGTGCGAGGAGATAAGGATAAGAGTTCCACAAACCGTAATAGGTTTGCCCTCTAGGGAGATACCCTACAGGAGTAAAAACAGCTACTAACAAGGCTATAAGTTTGCACTTTAGCAACACAGATTTTACACGCTTTACACCTTCCGAAACACCTGAACACACGCTTTACACCTTCGCAAAACCGCTTCAAACACAAACTTTTTAGCCTTGTTAGTAGCGAAAATGCTTAGCCAACTAAAGCAAAACTATTGCAAATGTGCTAGGTCACTGATAGATTTATCAGTGTCCAATGGACAATTGCAACTCACAAATAAGCCATAAAAGGGGAAAATTAACATGAAAATTGAGAAGTTTACTGCACGAGAAGGACGCAAAATAGACGGAGAAACACTGGTCGGAGTACACTGGAACGCACACAAAAAATGTTGGTCGATAGTAGGCATGAAGTCACGTAAGACCACGGCACTCGTACTTGGATACTGTGACGAGATAACACTGCGAGACGTAACGACGCACATAGATAAATCTAAACAGCGCAAAGTAATAGAATCGCCAACAGGTGCAAAGGATAGACACGCTTTCATGGTCGGATACATCGACGACTTAGAGGCAATACACGACGGGAAACCCGTGTACTACAAGCCACAGTGCGTAAGCAACTTTGTTGATGCTGAGTCCTACTTCAAGAATGGAGAAGTGAATTACATTGATCAGGCAAATTCGGTCAGTCTGTCTTGGGATAAGTCTAAGAACCGACCAGTCGTAACTTACTCTGCTTAAACAAAAGTATTGCAACTATGCTAGGCTACTGATACGCTATCAGTAGCCAATGGATTGTTGCAATCCAAAACTAAACCATGATAGGGGAAATTTAAAATGACAAACACAACTCAAGCACAGGAAAAAAAATACTTCCGGTTCGATATCAACGAGCTTGAAGAAGGCATGAAAGTAATAGATGTTGACTACGAAATAGAAACTTTCGAAGAGATGAAACAATTTCTTGTAGACTTCTGGAACGAGGACTTTTACGGAGGCACTTCGGACTTGACTGAAGAGGAGCATAAGAAACTCGTAGAAGAAATTTTAGCTGTCACAGATTTGAGTGAACTTGATGACCGTTTAGGTGGAATCGGATGGTCATATTGCGATATGGACGAGGACGGCAACCCGATTTGGGAAGAGATGACGACGACGCTAACATGCACTTGTGAGCAAGATGCGAAGAGCCAAGAAAAATTCTTCACAGACCACGGAGCATGTCAGGTCTGTGTATATACATCGGAGGGAAAATAAAATGAATTCATCACTAGCAGACGTAAAAAAGGCACTCAAAATAATAAGCGACGCAGAAAAAAATGCAGAGGTTAGCATAGAAGAATTTGGCGAAGGATATAACGTTTACTTCACGATATTCTCGGGAGAAGGAAAGGTAATTGAGAGCTTCACGATGTCCGATGAAGAGAAAAAATCTCAAGCTATATCACGAGCTAAACGTATTGAGGACTCGATAAATAAACTAGGTGTACCGATTAAAAATCTCGGTATCACGAGTTGGTAAATCATTCACTCATGCTAGGAGAGACAAAAAATTGTCTCTCTCATGGATTAGTGAATCCAAAATAAAACATGACAGGGGAAATTAAAAATGGCAACAGCTACAAACGTAATAATACCAACATTCAACAACGAGGTGCAGGCTAAAAAATGGGAGAAGGCAAACAAAAAAACTGTGCCTGCTACTAACATCCTATTCCGCTTGAGTGAAGGGAATAAAAAATTAAAAGACTCGTCGGTGGTTAGCTTCTACCAGTGGAATATAACGAGCGTCGTATCTTGTCCGTACCGTACAGCGATGTGCGAAGCATCATGCTATGCACTGAAAGCAGAAAAAATGTATCCAACGGTGGCGAAGCGTCGAGACATGAATCTAGAATTCTCGAGATCCGCAGAATTCGTGGAGTCTATGATTGAGCAGATACAGTTCGAGCTTGACCGCAAAAAAAATAAGGGTAAGACTATCTTCTTCCGAATTCACGAAGCAGGAGACTTCTACGACCGTGAATATACTGACAAGTGGGTACAGATTGCGAATCACTTTAAAGGCAACCGAAAAATAGTTTTCATGGCATATACGAAGTCGCTCCCATTTGTGAAGGCAATGTACAAGAAGTACGGAAAAGAAAATGTGAACATCACGTTCAAGTCATCTATTTGGGAAGACACGAAAGAAAAGTTCGTCAAGATGACTGAAGAAGTCGGCATGAGTGTCTTCACTGCACTTCCGAAAGGACAACTTGAGGAGAAAAATTACTTCTCATGTCCTGCAAGTGAGGCATTCAAGAATACGCCAAAAGAAAAAGATTGTGGACAGTGTAAAGTGTGCTACGTCGGTTCTGTCAACGTCGCTATTGAAATTCACTAAAACAAAAGTATTGCAAAAATAAAATCATGAGAGTCAGAAATGGCTCTCTCAAAGGGGAAAATAATCATGGTATTAACATTCATCGTCACTTTATTCACAGGTATGTCTATAGGTGTTCTAGTTCCAATATTGTTCAAGGAGCATAAGAAAGTTGAGAAAAAATATTGGGCAGGCTTAGAGAAGTACGCAGTCAAGAAGTAATCAAAACAAAAATAGAGGAGAGTGTTAGAAAATGAAAATCCTAAAAACAATCGAGAGCGTATTGGCGAAAAAAGAATTAAAGGTTGGTCATCCTGCAGTGGCAACAATCCGGAAAGACACGTTGAAAAAATCTTTAGAGCGTGGTGAATTCCATAAAATAATACTCGTGTTCAATCACGACACTCAAAATAAAGTGTCTGATAGCGAAGCCGTTTTGTATAACTACAACATCGGATTGTCTCCTGATTGTTGGGTACAGCCGAACACAAAAATAATAGACGGAGTGGAGTGCTACGAAATAAATATCAGCTTCCATTCAAACTTGGCTTACAACGTCTATGTTCCGAAAAATGAAGAAAAAACTTACATCGTCATGAACGCTCAAGATACTTGCGAATGGTCGGAGGGTGGCATTGATCATATCCGAGAAGTAATTCGTGAGAACTGGGGAATGATTGAGTGCGAGACGGTCGAGGAATATCATGCACTGGAAAAAAGTATTATGACTGCCAATCTTGAGGATGAAGACTTGCAGAACTGCCTTGAGCAAATCGATTACAGAGTATTCGAAAGCCATAAAGAAATGATTGAGTGGCGTATAGAGCTAGGAATGGAAACCGGAGAAGAAACAGACTGAGTAACGTCCAAAATAAAAATGACAGGGGAAAATAAAAATGAAGATGAGCAAAGTAGATTATGAAAAAGTAACAAATGCATTTGAGAGTCAGAAAGAAATAATAGCCTCGCATTACGAGGCTATTAAAAAATCTGACAACTATAACAATCTAGGCGTCCTAATCGTCCGTGTAGCATGGGACGCCTGTCGTCATGCACTTGGAACGAAGTTTATTCTAGATCAGTACGAAAAGGGTTTAAATGATAGTCATGTTCAGACGGCAATTGTAAAAGCACTCAAAAAAATTATGACAGGAGAGGTTAAATAATGAAGAGACTCACAGAGATAATAAACCATGTAACGGCTAAAATCGAACATCCGGAATTAAAATTTAATGGCTATGAATTTGAGACGGAGCCAGTATACGTTGGTGACGGATGGTCGCAAGAAGTATTCCGCTTGGAGATTGATAAAAAATCAGGTGATGCAAAAATATACTGTGCCAACACAGATGAGTTTGATGTGACCGACGATGTAACGCATCTCTTCGATGTGAAGAAAATAAAGTCTGCTATCAACGAGTACATGAGAAGAAACATGACCTTCAACTATGGAAGTAATTATATAAAGTATCTTCACTTGGTAGAGTCGGGTATGAGTGAGCGTGAAGCGTTCGAACGAGCTATAACAGTTTAAGTTAAAAAATAAAAAATGACAGGGGAAAATTAAAATGGAAAATATCAAAATAAAATGTGCAGGATGCGGAGAGTCAACGTTTATAGGTGAATGGAATGAAGCGAATGTCAGAATCGTCAAAGGAAAAAGAGCTTTTGCAGGTGGCTGTCCAGTGTGTTTGGGAGAGTTTTACGAGGATGATGAGAACTTATACTCTATCAATGAAGCCTTGAGCAATTTAAGAGCTGTTGGGTCATCGATAAATAATTTGACGGATGACTTAATTGATGAGTTAGATAATTTTCTCGGCAGTAGAGAGCTGTGTTCAGATTTAAGACTATACCTCATGTCACTAGAGAAACCAGTTGAAAAAATTCTTTACAGAGGTATGAACTACCCGACAAATCTACTTGCAGTTGGCAAGGTAGTAGAAGAATGGCACGGCTCAACTCATTGGTCAAAAAAAATAAAGATTGCAAAGAGATTTGCCTTTGATCCATATATTAACGACGACCTTCTGAAAGAACTGAGTCAAGATGAGTATCTCCTAAGAGAAAATAATGTTAGCTGTGCCAGTGAATTATTCAAGCCTATTGTACTTAGACTTAAAGAAAGTAAAAAAGCTATAGATATTCACAAGATAACAAAGAAGTACAAAAAGTTAGAAAAATGGAGAAAAGAAAAAGAAGTGACATTTATCGGCTCCGACTTCATGATTGAGAGCATTGAGTATGTAGAGTCTGACAAACCGTACTATCTAGTTGATGTAACAGAGTGTTGATTAGTCAAAATAAACTATGACAGGGGAAAATTAAAATGAAAATTAAAATTACAAGTGAGTGGACTGTTCCAACTTGGTATTCAAATAAGATTGGAGAGGTATTCGAAGTAGCAGAAGTTGCTGAGAATGGAGACGTAAGAGTCAAGAATGAAAATGAATATAACTCGATGTGGGTATTCACCGGAAGCTTTGAAGAGGTTCAAGAAGAAAAAAAATATATGCGCTATGACGAAGGTAGACGTAACGTAAACGAGTTCAACATAAAAAATGTCGAAGACCATGAGATTGAGACACTTAAGGAGACAAAGAACTGGCTCGAAGCTCATATTGCTAATAATTATGACGATGAATACGATGACGAAGAATTTGATGAGTTAGTGGATGAGATTGAAAAAGCTGACTTCGAAGATATGCAGGAAATTTTATATCGATTTGATTATGGATTAGTAGAGATTGACAAGGATGGAAACGGATTCTTAGATTAAAATAATGGGAGGAAATAAAATGGCTCAACAAGATAAAATAATAGCAGAGCGTACCGATCGGAATGGCACGAAGCACCAAACAGTTGAAACCCACTGCGATAGATGCGGTGGGAAAGGTGGTTCGAAAGCATGGAGATATACAGGAGAAACCTGCTTTAAGTGTAACGGCACTGGTCGCATGGTAGTTGCTAGAAAAGTTTACACTTCGGAACATGAAGAAAAACTTCGCATAAAGAGAGCGAAGGCAGAAGAAAAGAAACTAGAAGCGATTCGTGCAGAGGCGCCAAAAAGAAATGCTGAGTATCTAGAAAAGATTGGCTATCATAACGGAAAAATATTTGCTGTGCTTGGTGAGACATTTAGCATCAAGAACGAGCTGAAAGAAAAGAATGCTAAGTGGGGAGGAGCTGTCATCGGATGGTACTTCTCAGAGGATAAAAAAGAATACGACACTGTCGAACTTGACGTCTCTAAGCTGATTAAATATGGAGATCTCGGAGAAGTCAGAGAGAAATTTGATGATGAAGTGATTCAGTATGTAGAGGGACAGAAAAAAATAGATGATGAACCTATATCTAAGTGGATCGGTGAAGAGGGACAGCGTTTAGATCTAGAATTAAAAATTATCAACTCATTCGAAATTGACAGCTTCTACGGGTTCTCATGCATCAATAAGCTTAAGGATGAGAACGGAAATATTTTTGTATGGAAAACATCGTCAGACTTAGCACACATGTATGGAGAAGGTTCTACGGTAAAGGTAAAAGGAACAATCAAAGAGCATTCGACGTTCCGAGAAGAAAAACAGACTGTGCTTACACGATGCAGAATAAAAAAAGAAGAGGTGCTTTAATATGAGACGAACAAAAAGCGAAATGAATTTAATGCGTGACGATGCCAAGTACTATTTGCTGTTAAATAATAATAATCCTCACCTAGCATTTGAAAGCATGGTGAAAGAAAATCTTGAGACAGGTTCGAAAACTCCCTACTACATCAAGGGTGTAAAGGATTTCATAGAAGTATCAAAGGATCTAGCGCTTGAACTAAATCGCATTAGCGAGATGAGAAAGAGAGATAAGCTTAAGGTTGAAGATGAGAATAAAGTAAAGGAACGTATTGCGAGTCTAGATTTAGCAGAGGTGAAAAAAATTTACAGTGAAAACAAGGATACTGTAAGACATTCAGATAAATTGAATCTGCACGATGTTTACATGAACGTATTTACAGATGGATACATGAAGATTGAATTAATCGATGAGTCGATAGTTAGAACATTTCAACGCATCTTTTAAAATACAACTAAAGAAAAGTATTGCAAAATAAAACTATGAAATGAGGAATTTTAAAATGAAAAAAATCATCAACTCTATCCAAAAGGCATTGGCGAAAATCGAAGGAAAAGAAAATCGCTACTCCGCTACGGTACGACAAGATGTAGTTCGACGGGCAATCGAGCGAGGTGAATTCTTGAAAATAAAATGTGCCTATCATTACACAGATGACTATGCATGGGATGCAGTAAATAATCACGGAAAAAAAGATTCTGTTTCAAAAGAAACGATGTTGCGAGAATACAGTATCCTCACTCCTTCATGTTGGGTTGATAAGAAAACTCACATGATCGATGGAGTCGAGTCCTATGAGGTGAGTATCAGTTTCCATCAAAATCTCGCTTACGATATGTATGTTCCTGTGAATGGAGAAATGAGTATTGATCCGAAAGAGAAGGCTCTCAACTACGAAGCCGGAGAGTATTGTACGACAGGTGAAAAAGAAATTGATTGGGTTGAAGAGAAAAAAATTATCCGCTCTAGCGATCTCGAAAAGCTTCCAAAGCATCTCGCAGAGAAAATTATCGATGACATCATCAGTAACTTTGAATGGATTAAGTTGAAATACTTCACTCGTGATGAGGTGATGAAGTATATCGACGAGTATGGAATTGAGGCTAGATGCGAAGTTAATGGTATTCATGGTCAGAAAGCCTGCTTGAGTCTCGAAGATGTCTGGAACAATACGTTCGATTTAAAATACTTCAATCATGTATTTACGAAGGGAGAAAAATCTCATCCATTAATGAAGACAATCGAAATTGAATCATTTGGCATTGGAGCGCAAAAGACATGGATGGTGAGAGAAAAAACTCTTCATACAAATGGTAATACATTGTTTGATATTACAAGTTCATCTAGTCGTGAGGATGCGATAAAAAAGGCTCAAGTCATGAAAGATATTTCAAACATTCCAGTGCAAATCAAAGAGTAATTATTAATTATTGACCATTAAAAAATGTAGAAACTAACAAAAAAAACTAACTATGAAAAGGCGGAATTTAAAATGAAAAAAGCAGTCGTAAACGTTGTATTGGCAGGATTATTAATGGCAGGTTGTGCATCCAACTCTCTCACAGATTCATCAAAAAATAAAAATCACGATCAGCACGTATATAAATCAGACGGATACAAGACAGAGATATTCCTAATCACTGAAGACGAGAAGGATGGTTGGTACTTTGCTCCGCCAATCAATCGAAAAGGCGGTGGATACGCATTCGACAAGAAGAAGTACAATGTAGGAGACGTTGTTAGCGCAAAATATAAAGATGACGACGTAAAGGAAGAACATAAAGTAGTCGGAAAAGAACTGGCTCTTGTTGAAAGATTGTTTAGTAAGAGAATCGATACTCTTTCAGGATATAAAACAGAAAACTTCTTAATTACGACTAAAGAAAAAGATGGTTGGTATTTTGCTTCGCCTTTAGATCGCAAAGGTGGCGGATACGCTTTTGATAAATCAAAATATAGCGTAGGCGACGTAGTGAATGTAACGTACAAAGATGACAACGTAAAAGAAGAACATAAGGTAACTGGAAAAGAACTGGCATCACTTAAGAAATAAACTTAGAATAAAAAAAGAATCGATACTCTTTCTGAATGAAAGGGTATCGATTTTCTCATTAAATAGTTAGAATAAAGAAGTAAAGGAAAAAGAAAATTTATATATATTGTTTTTTACATATTTTTATATTAGATGTATAATATAGTAATTATCTATGTGTATTACTACATAGTATTTAAAAAATGTGATTAAATAGTCTGTAGTATTGTATTTTTATATCATTGATAGTTAGTTAAAAAATGATGTGCATTTCATAACTATTTTAATAGTTCTATGTTTTAATGGAGTTTATGACTTTATTACAATGTATTTGAATCACGTTTTAATACGAGGGGAGTGCATAGTAAAAGAGTATGTTTTTTATGATCGTTAAAAAAGGTAAAATTATTCATATTACACGAGCTATTTCTCTCATCTACATAATTAATAAGCTGAGCCAAAAAATAATATGACACCAAACAGTACTGATATTCGTATAAATGCCAAAGGTTTGACATTTTGAATTCGTATATTCAGTATTTCATATGCTAGATATAAAGTGTTTGGAAATGATCAGCTTAGAATATTGTGATTTGAAAATCTCTCGTGAGAGTAAGGTGTGTTCAATGATGTTTGGTCAACGATATAAAGGGAGAGGAAGAGTTTCTAGTCTAGCGAATTATGTTCAATTAGATATAACTGGTTTAAATGCCACAGATATAGTCCGTACTTATTTTGAGTTAAAGATAGATAAACCTATTATATTATTCTTGGACAACGTACAAAAACAAGAGGATAAAAACTTCTTGGACGATATACTAAAAGCAGAAAAAATTTATGATGTAAAAGATGCTATAGTAAGTCTTAAAGCGTTTGGAGCAGATGTCTTGGCGCTCACATTGACTCCAGTATCTAGAGATGGATTGAGTAACTTGAACAATATTAACAAATCTGATGAAAGAATAGTGAAAACCATAGGCTTCAATGATTGGATGGATAAGCTGAATGACATTTATAAAATTCCAGTGCTTGCAAAGAACACAAAAGATAAAGAACTTTTCCTTTCGTATCCAGAAGAGATAATAGAATTTAGTAAGAGTAATAAAATAACCTTAGATTCGATAGAGTTAGTAGATATTTTAATTGAAGAAAAAGAAGAGCAATATTTGGAGTTCATACACAGAATTAATCGCAAGAACATCCAAGAAGTGCATTTGAAAGATATAGAATCTTGTAAGAAAATAAGTAACTATTATGAAATTGACACATATAACACTTTTACAACATATAATTATGATCAATGCTATCAAAAGCTGTTAAATGAATTTGCAAAGCACATAGCCGACGTTCCGTGGGCGACACTGCTACTTCATGGTAGTGGTGGAAGTGGAAAAGAATTTGAGAAGAACGTTAAGATAATACAGGATCGCATTGGGTAAATGCTTTCCTGTATTATCTTATTTACTAAACAAAAGTATTGAATATATGAATTGATATTGATATAATTATATCAAGTTATACACCTCAGAAATGGAGCTTTACATGCATCAAAGTAATATCGTGAAAGAAGTCGTTGAGGAGATTAAAAAAACCAAGAGCAAGGTTCTCAGCTCAAAGGATGTATCTATTCTTGTTGAGAAAATTCTAGGAGATGACGTTGATTCGATCGTAGTATCTGAAGTGAAAGAGGCTCTTAAGATGAGTGATGAATTAGATTACTTTAGAGAAGGTTCGTGCATTCATGAAGACAAATTTTACTGGTCAGCAGGAAATTGGTTTTCGCTGAAAGGAATGTACAAGAATGCGGTCGAAGCCAAATCCAAGATAGGCATCTACTCTTGGCAAAGATTCGTCGACGATAATGCACCACATTTAGAGATTTAATAAAAATTTCTAAAACAAAAGTATTGACCGTAAAAGGGAATACTGCTACACCATCTAGGCTTAAGAAGAGGATCGAACAGATTCTCTTTTTAAGTATAAAAAAGGACAGGGGAATAGGGAAATGGACAAGAAATTTAGACATTATGCAATTATCGTCGGGATCATGGTTGCCGTACTCTTTTTAGGACAAGCGATCGGAAGTACCGGAGCAGAAACAGAAATTAATGGCAAGGAAGCTAGTGTTGAAAGCTTGAACAAAGAGATCAAGACTTTGGAAGCTAAGAAGCAAAGTATTTCAAAAGAAAACAAGGAAGCATTGGACGTCGTTAAAAAGCGTGACTCAATCGAAGCTGATGTGAAAAAGCTTGATTCTAAATATAAAGCATTGCAGAAGAAGGTCACTGAGAAGGAAGACCTCTTAGATAGACTCACAGTTAAAATGATCATGACGAAGAGCAAACCGATCGTTCTCGGAGCAGGACAATATGTAATCGGAAAAGATATTCCTGCAGGTCGATATCGTGCATCAAACGTTGGAGAAGGTTCAAACTTCATTGTCACATCGGGTGAAGGAGATTTGAAAGTAAATACAATCCTAGGTTCTAGCGGAGAAGAGAATTATATGTTCTTTGGTGAAACAGGAGATAACTTAGAAACAGGTTCTAGTATTAAGCTAGAGCAATTCGAGTAAAAGTATAGTCGCAATTGTGCTTGACACACGGCACAGTAGCGACTATACTTTTAATTATCAAGTGTAATACTATCACAGTAAGGAGGTGCCTAAAATGGCAGGAAGAGATTTTGGAAGACGTGTATCTCAGTTGAGAGTGGAATCAGGATACGAAAGTCAGCGTAGCTTTGCAATCGCATTGAACGTTTCAAATGCGACGGTCGCAAGGATTGAACGTGGAGAGAGTGAGCCAACCAGTGAGACGCTAGAGAAGATGGCGGAACTGTTGGGTATGGAATATGTTTACCTTCTTGAATTGAGAGATGAAGCATTTAAGGACGAGGCAAGAACGGTTTACGACAGGCTGAAATTGCTCGACAAGGATCAGATTAATCTCGTTACTAATCTCATCGATCAATTTTTGAAGACAGGAACTAAGTAAAAACTGGGAGGGTTTATGATGCCTAAATTGAATGTTAAAGACTCTTGGAAGTTGGATAGTAAATTGGCAAATCAACTTGGAATAGATAAGAGTATCTACGAAGAAGATGCCGAGTTGAGAAACCTCTTTGTCGACATGGGTAACACTGAGTTTTTTATAAACAAGAATCGTACAACGATCACTCAGCTAATGGAGTTTAGAGATTCAATTGAATTCAAGGCGATGCTTCCGGCAGTGAAGGAGACTATCATAGATAGAATTGAAGCACTCAAAAAGGAAATCGACAACTTTGAAAGAATCCGAAAAGAGATAATGAGCCAATTAGAGAAAGTTGGAAATGCAAATAATTCTATTTCTAAAGATTAATGAAATCAGACTTTTATTAGACACTGGAGGAAGTTAAAATGGCATTAGAAAAAGTAGGAAACCTTGGACAAATCGAATTAATGAGCAGACTTGTAAATCAGAAGATGATGCATGCGTTCGATAATAACGGAGAAATCACTTTTAGCGCAGATGAAGCTAAGGAGTTAGATCAGATTGTCAAGGACTTTCAGTATGTCGTCAGCAATCTGAAAATGTGGAAAAACGGATTAGAGAGTGATGGTTATGGTGGTCTTATTGACGTCATCAAGACGATCGAGAAAAAGGATTTGTAATAAAGAGGTGAAAGCAATGTCGAAGTTTCCGGACAAGTATAACTTGACTAGGAGAGAAAGCGTATTTCTTGCAAAGAAGACTCTCGTAGCAAGTATTTACAACAGTGCAAGACTTGAAGGAGTTAATATCACATTCCCCGAAACGAAAGTCATCGTCGATGGCACAGCGATCTCCGGAATGGACTTAGATGACCTTCAAATCATCTTAAATCTCAGAAACGCTTGGAAATACATTTTAAACAATATCAGCTCAGAAGAAACTCTTGACCTAGCATGCAAGATAAATGGTTTTGTCTCATACAATGAAAGCCTTGAGTGGGGAGATATCCGGAAGGGTAGCGTGGGGATTAGCGGAGTTAATTACAAGCCGGAAGTTCCCGATCGTAAAGAGACCGAGAAATACATCTCTGAACTGATGAACTCTGATGAATCGATTACATTCAAAGCAATCCGCTACATGCTGTATGGAATGCGGAGCCAGTTATTTTGGGACGGCAATAAGCGAACGAGTACATTGTTTGCAAATAAGATGTTGATTAAACACGGAAAAGGATTAATCAGCGTTCCGGAAGAATTATTGCCGGAGTTCCATAAACGACTATCTGCTTTCTATGAGACTAATGATTATGGAGAGATTGACACGTTTATTTATGAGAAATGTCTATACGGAATTGATTACTAAAATATTTGTCGATATTTTGCTTGACACACGGCACAGTATCGACTAATATTTTACTTATCAAGTGTAATACTATCACAGTAATTAAAAGGAGCTAATTTAAAATGCCATCACAATTTGAAGAAATCACAAAAAAAGTAGACGGTAAGACCACACTGATCGGAACGGTCGGGATGTTTATCGTTAGTATGGTAGGAAACAAAGGTATTGGAACCTATGAGGCGACATTAAAACACGGTGGAGTCGTTGGTAGCTACGATACTTTTGAAGAAGCGGTAGAAGCATTGCACGAAGCTTACGACAATCACATTGGAGGGAATCTATAATGACTAAAATTACTGTAATCGATTTGACTGGGAAAGAAGAAGTTCAAGTAAGTGGAGAAGGCTTCTTAACACGCATCATTCGTCGTGTTGTTGCAGGTGAGCGAGTGGTAGGAGAAGTAATTGAAGAGAAAATTTCACAGTTGATCATGTACAAGGCTGAAGTAAGAGATGGATTAATCGTTCATCAAGCTGAGGATAAATTTAACGAAGTTGAGCAAGCGATCGATGCAATCAAGCATTGGTACCAAGAAGAAGAGGATTTCATTCGTCAGGCTTCTGCGAATCCAAGCCACTATCAAAGTGTCATGAAAGAGTTTGGCATTAGTCATAATGACTTCATGAATAACGCACCAATTCGAATTGAAATTCTAGTCATCGATGACAAGCGAAAAGAAATTGAAGTGTTGAATCGATTGATCAGTGACGCAAAATCAGATATCGATTTACTCTCAACAGATGAAAGCGATCCTATTGCAAAGGTTCAGCTTGTTGAGATTTCTAATCGAGAGAGTGAGATTAAACGCTTGAAAGAAGATATTAAAGTAAGTGAAGAGAGAATCAACAAGGCGTTGAATCGTTAATTAATCGGACACGGGAGGAATAGCAGATGATTTCATTCACAGTAAATCGATTTGAGGATAAGGAACGAGTTGTCAAAGAGACGTCAATGGTAGTTACGAGCGTTATGGCAGAAGTTGTTGGTAACGGTTCGAATGTAGGGACTGTATTTCTTCACGATCAGGAAGTAACCAAGCATTATTCAGCCGAAGATGAGCATGGCAGAAGCCATACTGTAGATGACGTGGAGAGCGGAATTGAACTCATCAAAGAAGTACATGAAGAGTCGGAGAGTGAGAAAGCGGATCTTAGAGTAGAATATAGCAAGATCATTGACAGCGTGAAAAAATACGCTCCAGTGTCCGAGGAGTTGTACGTCAAAAGCGGAAATGTTCGAACTTATCTTGACAACATCTTTATGGTTCAACATTACATCGATCTCCTTCAAGGGAAACTGAATGATATCGAAGCATCGAAATCAACAGAAGAATATGCTTCTATTCCAAGTGTTCTAAAAGATGTAATCGAAGAAAAAGTAACGTACTACAAAGATGAAATTTCTAAGCTTCAAAAGGAACGGGATGAGCAATTGGGATACCTTAAAAGTAGCGTAGGAGATAATAATCAATGAGCTATACATTCCTGTCTTATCAGACCATCCAAAGCGATCTCGAGAGATTCTCCAAGAGTCTCTCCGAGAAGCTCGGACTTACTGTTAATCCATTGATGAATGAAATGGACGAATCTCCGGAACAAGAAGTAGGGTACGAGATGAAGTCTCAAGATGATTTTTATGTCGTCACTCGAAGTTATCTCCGGAATAATCGTGTAGAATATGCTGTGAAAGATCGTGATAGCCATTGGAACGTGCATCATAACGGGACAAAGGTAGTCAGAGAGTTTCCGACACTTCAAGAAGTAATTGATTACATCAAAAGCGTAGAGGTGAAATAAGATGACGAAGCTATCAGTTCGTAATTATGATGATAAATTAAGCGATTTGTTATCTAGAGTGAGAGACGAAGCAATAGTGGCTGAGATGCTTGATGGCGAGATCATCATAGGTGAAATTCATGCGAGGCGTGTAATTATAGATGAGTTCACTTATACAGCAGAGCTGATCGATGTAAACGGAAAGTTAGAGACAACTATTGGTGAATTTGACTCGGTAGAAGATGCGGTTAAACATGTGCAAGCATTCCTTGACCATCAAGAGTATTTATTCAAGATGCTTGCAGTGAACGAAGATGAATTGTATGAATTCTCGAAGAAAATTGGAGTCGAACTTCCCTATTCGCTATATCAAGGTTCAAATGATTTCATGAATAGCGTATTCGGTTTGATGACAAACGAACACAATAGAGAAACACTTGAACAGAGCGTTATGAATACGGCAACATTTACAAAGACCGCTCAATATGATGAGTTGCCGGAATTCATAAAAGAGAGAATTAATAAGTCTCTCGACAAGGATCAACAAGACCTAGCAGAAACATTTGAATTAGCGAAGGAAAATCTTTTGCGCAAAATCAATGAACAGCTCTCAAGAAGCTCTCATTAAGGAGTTAGAAAGGCGTGAGTAAGTTGTACGAAGAGACAAACTGGAGAGATTTAGAGGGAAAGTGGAACAACGAGCCTGATCACCTGTCAATCGATAATGGTGAGTTTCACCTTGTAGTTTCTCGCAATCATAGCGGTACTCTCAACGGGTATGTTGGAGTAAGAGTAGACAATCCTCTCTTTCAAAAAGGTATCGATCATTCGTACCTAGATTTTATAAATGTTCATGGCGGACTAACGTTCTCGGGTTCCGGATTCATCTCTCATGAATTCAAGAATACACACTGGTACTTCGGTTTCGATACTGCGCATGGCGGAGACCTTGTCCCTAGCATAGTAGCTATGAGAGGAATGACGGAGAAATTCTCCAATCCTTTGTTTGCACTGTTACCATCGCCAATTTCTCTCAAAGAGGAGTACAGAGATCTTAACTATGTCACGGACAATGTTAATAGCCTGTATGAGCAACTGATGTCGATTTCTAAAGATATCGGCAAGAAAGAAACAAGCCACATCAAAATGTATCGCAAGCTACGTCGATTAAAGAACAAGTATAAGCAATGGATGTAATCAAATTACGAGCTGAGGTCGACTTGACTTCAAGCTCGTAACTGAGTATACTGTAATAGTGTTACAGTTATTAAGTGATTGAAACCATATAACCAAAACGATGATTGGAGCTGAGTGGAAATGGCAAACGTAGAACAGTTGAGAGAGAAGGCAGAAAAGGCAAGAGAACGTGTAGAGAAGTCAAAGCTCACGATCGCTCGTCATGAAAAGACATTGTCAAAGAAGATTGAAGCCGTTCTTGAGGCGACAGGAATCGATGTCAAAGGAATGAACAAGGACGAGGTTTGGAGCGCTCTTAATCCCCGTGAAAATGACAACTTTGAGTTAGCATTTGGTGTTTCTCGTGCGTTGGAAGCAATCGTAGAATCGAATAAGAAACTGATCGAGAACGAGAAGACGTTGAGTAACTGGGAAGTGAAGTTGGATAAGGAAGTGAATCAAGAGCGGTTCATGAATGATAATGCACCACAGATTTTGAAAGACTTTGTCCAAGCGTGGAAGGAAAAGGCGCATGAGTGGTATATCTTCAATTACAACTTCATGGTAAAGACTCTTGATTCACTCAAAGAAAAACGTCACCTAGCAACGATTGCATATGTTGAAGGGCATCCGGAACAGATGGGAGCTTACCTAGGTGAGAACGGAAAGATTGCAAGCTACTGGGAGAACGATACCATCAACATTAGATCAAGAGGTCTTGCTGAGCATTTAGAAGAGAATGAGCTTGATCGCATGGCAGAGAAGAAGGTAAAGGCTAATTTTGGACTGCTGATCAACGACATGTACAGTGTCAGGTTTGATGAGGAGAGAAGACTTGCCATGTTGGAAACATTCTTGGAAAATGAGAGAAAGGCGAAACTTTTAGATCTCGTTCACCGTATTACTCATATCACAGGTGAAATCACAGATGCTGAAGACCTCTACATCAGTGAAAAAGGGAATCTTGATGGCACCGTTATCGGAGAAAAGGGTACTGCAGTCGTAAATACAATTGGCGCAGGTGGATGGAATATTCAATGTTTTCATTACCGGACGCTAGTAAAGGAATTGAAAACGAAATGAAGAAAGAGTTTGTACAGGATATATTCGAACAGATTAATTCCTATCCAGTAGGAATGATGTCTCTCTCTGAAGCTATAGAATGGCACGAAGGCGATGAGCCTCTCGTCGAAGAGGAGATGCTTAGAAAGGCATTACAGTATCTTGAGATTGATATTGATGATTTATACTACGACGAAAATGCCTTTGCATTCCTTGATAGATTCATCTATTTTGATGGATTAGTTTGGGTAGGTATTTCAAACTTTCAAATGGAGTATTTGGAGTTTGCTCAGACTAAGAAACACATTCACGGAGGCAAGGAGATGCTTGCGAAGTATATGTCCGAGGATAACTGGTCGATGGTCTTCTTGCTAATGAATAAAAAGGTATCGATGGCAAACTTTGCGATGATGTATGAGTATGTCCCTAAGAGCGATATGATCGATGTTTTCTCAGAAGTTTGGGTTAGAGCTGAATTTGGTTTCGAAATACTAGACCTTGAAATCATCAAAGAGATTTATTCAACAGGTGAGCCGACCGATCGCTTCCTGCAAGGGAAAAGTCATCTTAGAGCAATTGCAGATGAAGAAGGGTTTTTAACGATATACAGAGGCATCAACGACCTCACAGATGACTCTCTATCATGGTCTTTGAAAAGAGAGGTAGCCGAATGGTTCTCGAGTCGATTCGACAAGGTAGGAACTATTCAAGAAGCTAAGGTTCATGTCGATAATGTAATTGACTACTTTGATTTCAGAAATGAATATGAGGTTTTAGTTTTTCCGGAAGACGTAATCAACTAATCACAGATAAGGTGGCGAAAGGGTATGCTTTTCTTCTTCATGAAGCCGAAAGGATACAAGCCAAATTACAGACGGCACATCAACTACAGACCAAGTTTCCACGAATGGATGTTGCTAGCCAACTTCTTTACTGTTGGACTCTTCTTCCTAAGCTTTCTCTTCATGATTCTATTTGTTGAGAATGCCTATAGAATGGTCTTAATCACTTTAGTTGGACAGGTTGTGACTGGTCTCGTATGCGCTGTAAGCGATCCTAAATATTACTATTGGTGACGGTAGTAATATTTTATTTGACACCTTACTGTTATACTGTTACAGTAGTATTATCAAAACATGATAGGAGATGACTTTAAATGATTCCACAAAACGTAACGTTCATTCGTGAAGACCATTTAGATGTACAGCAGGTCTTCGAGTCGTTCATTCAATCAAGTAAGAGAAACTCATTACGAACGGCAACTGAATATCAGAACAGAATTGACGAGTTCTTTCGTGTCGTAATTTCTAAGGAGACGAAATTTGTAACGATGCAAGATATCGACAAAATCAAGCATAGTCATGTCAAGATGTATGTGAATCATCTTTCTGAGCGAGGTAATTCAGACAAGACGATCTCTGCCAAGCTTTACAGCGTGAAGAGCTTCTATAACGAGCTGTTAAAAAACGAGTTAAAGGTTAATCCAACTATCTTCTCAGTGAAGTTGAAGATTCAAAAGAATCATCATGAAGCATTGACGTTTGATGAATTGGAGAAACTATTCAAATTTATGATGGCTGAGAAAGACCTTGGGTTAGAAAAGTATCTATTCTTGAAAACACTATATGTTACAGGGAACCGACGAAGCTCTACTCTTGCACTAAAGTGGAATGACTTTAAGCAGAAGCGAGATCCGGAGACGAACAAGTTAATTTGGGTTCTCAGCACGATTGATAAGGGGAAGAAGCAGGTAGAGAAGCCTGTGTCTGATGATTTCTACGAGGAGCTTAAGCAACTCGATAAGGGGCAGGAAGAGATTTTCTGCATCTCGAGCAAGACCATCGAACGTGCGCTCAAGAGATTTTCTCAAACAATCGACAAGGATGTTTCCATGCACTCCATGAAAGCTACTGGAGTAACACTGGGATATGCGATGACAAAGGATATTAATCTCTGCAAGCAGTACGCATCCCATTCAGATATCTCGACGACAGCGATGTATCTTCGTGAGGTCAGTAGCTATACGAATCAATTAAGCTACAACATGTCGAAGGAAGTTGATGATAGCGATCTTCTAGAAATGAGTCATGAAGAGCTTCTCGCATTTATTATGAACTCTGAGAATATCGATATTAAGAAATCTATCTTGATGAGAATAAATAAGGGATAAATTCGAATGAATAAATTGATTTGTTCGAATTAATGTATTATATTAAGGGAAAGTATTGCAAATTGTTTTATAATGTACTGGTCTATAAAAGGTTTGATCAGTATATTATAAAACAAAAGTATTGCATTTTTATATGTTATCGAAGACAATCAAAGGAGATGTTGGATATGAGAAGATTAAACTTACGATCATTAAAGTACGGTAAATCAAAGAAGGAAGTGAGAGTGTATCAAAAGGCTCACAAGTTGATCATGAAGGGATTCAAAACGAAAGAGGTAAGTGAGATTGAGATTATGAATATTGCTAGTAAGTTCCCAACGCTTAAGGTGAAGGTGTTAGCAGGCGGAGACCTGTCTATTAGAAGCCGAGGTAAGTACGGTGATATGTGGCACGTATCGGATGAGGGGAGATTCTACGTTCTATACCATGATAGTCTAGGATTCAATGCATCAAAGAAGAAAGATCCTATGCATGTTCAGGACGTATTCGAGGATCTAGGTTTTATCTTTGCTAGCATTGTAAGTCACGATGAGTTTCGTCTAGGAGAGAGTAGACTATCAAATAACGACTTATTAAGAATGTCTATGTAGTTTACCGATAGAGAGTTGAGCTTTTAGGTATAGAGATTATACTTTTATTAAATCAAATAGTACAAAAATAAAGAAAAAGTATTGCAAATTGCTAATGGATATATTAGTATTGATATCAGATAGGGAAATACATAGCGGAGATTTACTTTATTTGATAAACATAGGATGGATAGAAAAACATGGAGGAGAAATTTAAAATGGCGACTAAAATTAACAATGCAAAACTTCAAGAGATTAGGGAAAAACTTGATTCAACGTTAAACGGAATTTCTAAGATTGGGATGTTAAAGAAATCAGTTGAGAACTCATTGAAAGAAGTAATTGGAGAAGAGAACGCTAAGAAAGTTTTTAAAACCAAATCTATTGATCATTTAAATAGCGATGAGGCAATTCTCTTCTTACAAGTAATTTTTAATAAAGTTGGCGACGATTCATTTAACCCAGAGCATTTTATTGCTTCTAGTACGAGCAAAAATGACAAAGAGGTATTCTTCTTTTTTAATCCAGAATTTAAAGAACTATTCTTAGAACAGCATAGAACTAAGTCAGGTCAGCCATACGCTGAAGAGACTAAGCGAGTAAATAGATTTTTATTTAATAAGACTGCAGTTATTGAAAAACTTTATAACGAAGACCTATATAATTTTGATAGTGTAAAATTCGAAGAGTTATTAAAAACATTAAAAGCAACAACTATCCGTAGTCTTCAAAACTCTATCTCTACGATGGAGCAATATATCGAGTTTGCAATCAAGCATAAGAATCTTGATCAGGTGAACATCGCTACCCAATATAATAACCGTGATGCTGTCGATGCATTCCTCGATAAGAAGGCAGAGGAAAATATGTTCTTTGACAAAAAAGAAATCGACTACTTAAGTGAGTATGCCGAAAATGCACAGGACGGAGTAATCTTGAACCTCATCTTTGATGGCGTGAGTAACAAAAACAGATTCCAAGAGTTAATCAATATCAAAGAGAGCGACGTAGATTACGACAACCTTATCATCAAGATTCCTGAGATGAGAACGGAAGATGAAGTGTCTCCGGCTCGTGAAGTACCGATTTCTTCAACTACTGCACGTATGATCCGTAAAGCAATGGACTTCGACGAGAAGTATGTAAGTACGAAAGGTCTCGTAAGTCGTAGCTATAAGATTGCTCAGAGTGAATACATCCTTCGTGGTCTTCGTAACAATGCGCAGATTCTTTGGAATAACGTTAACCAACGCATCCTTCGTATCGCAAAATTAGCCGGACATGAATATTTGACGGCAACCAACGTATCGTATAGCGGACAAGTACACTACGCAAAAGAAAAGATGGCAGAAGGAGCTTCGCAAGATGAGGCAATCGCATACGTTATCGAACGATTTAACCTTAGCAAGAACGAATCAACATACTTCTATATCCGTCGCAGAATTGAGTTGGCAGAAAAAGTATTGCACTAATTTTGCCAAACGCTTGCTTCATATTATCCAATTAGATACTATGTAATTATTCCCTGTAACCATAAGATGTACTGGTGACAGGGAATAATTACGTTAAGCAAGCAAAATACATATTATTCCATTTTTGAAAAAATTAAAGAAATGGGTTTCGTATTGGAAAAATATATTCACGACTTGGAAATTTTATCTTGCAATACGGATATGTCAATTGTATCATAGGTAAGCAGAGCTGATTGATCATCATTAGTACTTAATGCTCGGTAGCAAAAGACTACTGGGTAAATTTTAACACCGCCTAAAGCAAAAGTTTTACTATGAGTAATCATTTTGTAATATTAGGTGGGAGTTTCGAAATTGAGTTGAAATATTTGAAATTGAATTTTAAACAAACTGCAAAACTTTTGTTTGACACAAAATGACTAAGGTGCTAAGATTTACGGAGAACTTAAGAACGTTTGTTCCTATTTTGTTCGGAGAGATTGGCAAGATGATGATAGAAGGAGAAACGGACGATGAGAAAATTCACAGAAGCAAACGTATCAGGAAATGCAGGATTTAAGGCGCTAACACAGGGGAAGCAACCGTTGGTAGAAGTACTGTTGGGGAAATGTGAAGAGTATAATAGCTCGATCGTGGGATTCATTGAAGCACGTCGAGAAATCTTAATGCGTCACTTTGATCTAGAGGCTTGCCATGAGTTCGTTGAGCTATCTTCTGTCTATGAAACGGGAAACAGCGTCTTCACCAAGATGATGATCGTGTACTACGAGCGCATCTGCTGTGAGTGCGTTCGTGAGGGATTCATTGAGGACTTGATCAACAACATGAAAATGCGACTCTCACTATGCGATGGGAGCATAGAAATAGTCGTCGATCAAATCAAGTCATATTATCAGTCTGGCAAACTGGCTCCGGTTGCCCAGACGTGGCGTGAGGCGACAGAAGAACTTGAAAAAGGAAAGGTGATTTACAATGAACCATCACGATCAATCTGATCACGATTTAATGGATGAAATTAGCGAACGCATCAGTAACGGATTGCTAATGTTACAGAAAACGATGTCACTCATGAAACTTGATGTCTCGGATGAAGAGGCGATCGAGTCGTTTGATGAAAACAATGAAGCTATTGACCAATTGGTTAACAAGCTTGAGTCTAAAGAACTACTAGAGATTGCTCTAGAGAAGGTTCTGAACTACAAGTATCAAGTTGAAGAGTCCGTTCAAGCGGTCTCATCTAAGTAAAACAATTCGATCGGAGGAAACCCATCATGAAAGACGTAGCAGACATCCTGTTGGAAATCAATTCAACATCTAGCAAAAATGACAAACAGTCTATCCTTGCCCACAATAAAGAGAATACCCGACTTAGACGAGTGTTAAACCAAATATTTAATCCTTTTTTCAAAACGAATATTGCAAAGAAGAAGCTCCAGAAGAAAGTGACCAATGTCGAGGCAAAGGGATCGATCAAGTCGTTTGACGACTACCTTGAATTCTTGTCCGGAACAACTGGCAAGGATACGGAGATTGCTGAGATTCAGTTATTTATCGGTTCTCAGTCGTCAGACTTGAAGTGGTTATACGAAGCAATGGCAATCAAGTCGTTAAAGTTCGGGTTTAGTGAATCAACGATTAACAAGGCTTTCGGAGAGGAATTTATCCCTAAATTTGATTTGATGCTTGCGGAGAAGTACACCGAGAAGAAGAAGGACAGAAAGACTGGTAAAGACGTGATCAAGAAGAATTACAGCCGATATGAAGGCAAGCAGATCATTGCTACTCCTAAGCTTGACGGAAATAGATGCGCAGTCTTCGTTCACGACGACGGATCGATCGAGTTGCTATCGAGAAGCGGTAAAGAGCTTGAAGGATATACGGATATCGTCGAAGCTTTCAAAGAGTTCCCAAGAGGAATCGTTTACGATGGTGAGATTCTAGCAATCAATGATGAGAATATGAAGTCCAGTGAGCTGTTTCAGAAGACACAAAAGATTGTCCGTACAAAGGGCGAGAAGAAGAATGTCATGTTCCATGCATTCGACATGCTACCGATCAATGAATTCAAAAATGGTGGATGCAGTACGTCGTGTATCAAGCGTAAGAAAGCGCTTGAACTAGTTGTTGAACGTCATCATCAACCATTGATCGCATATGTTAAACCCCTGTACACTGGGATGTTTGATCATGATAAAATCAATGAGCTATCTGAAGAAGCGATCGCAATGGAAGAAGAAGGAATTATGGTTCAATTGGCTGATGCGTCGTACCAGTTAAAAAGGACTTTTGACATCTTGAAAGTGAAAATCATGGAGTCTGCAGACTTAATGGTCAAAGGAACTTTCGAAGGAGAAGGGAAGAATGAGGGTAAGCTTGGCGGAGTCATCGTCGATTATAAAGGATTCGATGTTCGTGTAGGTGGTGGATTCTCAGATGAGCTACGAGAATCGCTATGGATTGATTCGGATGAGCTGATTGGAAAGATTATAGAGGTACAGTACTTCAAGGAGTCCGTGGACAAGCACGGCAACCTCTCGCTCCGATTCCCGATATTCAAGACAATTCGAGAAGATAAAACGGAACCAAGCTACAACTAAGCTTGATTTGTAACATTATCGTAAAACAAAAGTATTGCAAATTATGTTACGATGAACTTGTGGAAAACCCACAGAAGGGAATTGATAATATGAACCAAATCAAGAATAAGAGAGGAAGTGTATTCGGTACAGCGTCTAGTCCATTAGTGAAAGTATCATTTAGCTTGGCACTGCTCGTTACGAGTGGTCTGTATGTGAATGAGAAGATTGCCATGGATAAGACTCAAGAGAAGATTGTTCACTATGAGAGTGCGTTAAAACGCCAAGAAGGTACGATTGACAAGATGCAACTGGAAACAAAGACACTCAAGTCAGAGTTGCATGAAACCAATCGACTAATCGACATCATGAAGAAAGACAAAAAGGATATGAAATCCAAGTACAACAAGTTGCTCAAGGACAATGAAAAGCTGAACCGAGATCTCAAGTCGAGCCGTCGAAATGCGGACGAGCTTGAGAAGATGCTAAAGCAGACAAAGTTACAAGCGTCAGTAAAAAAGTAAGGAGCCATTCCGTTACGGCTTCCGCAACTCCGGCACCTCAGAACGAAGTGTCGCAAAAGGTTACTCGTGTCGTCGATGTTTCGACAGAACCGAAACCTAAAGTGGAAGCTGAGAGAGAGAAGAGTAGTAGCGGTAATGGCTCATATAAAGACTGGACAGCAGTGAGTGTAAGCTCCAGTGCATACACGGCTAGCTGTGCCGGATGTAGTGGAGTGACAGCTACGGGAATCAATTTATCGGCAAATCCGAACGCAAGAGTAATTGCTGTTGATCCATCGGTCATCCCTTTAGGGTCGACCGTATATGTTGAAGGATACGGAATGGCAATTGCCGGAGATACGGGTGGAGCGATCAAAGGTCATCGCATCGATATTTACATGCGTGATCATGGTCAAGCCATTAATTGGGGAAGAAAGACTGTGAATGTTTACGTGAAGCCTTAATATCCAACTACAAAATCATGGAAGGGGATGAACGTAAATGCCAAGTGCAAATATGAATTAGGAGGAATATCAATGCCAAAGAAAGAATTAACACCAATCCGATTGTCACTGAACAACTTCATTGCCGGAAGTGGAAAGTCCACGATAGCATCGTATCTCTGTGAACACCATGGATTTAAGGTCTATAATTTTGCTGATCGAATCTATGAATTAGCTGAGGAGCTATTCGGGATGAAGGTTAAAGATCGAAGTGTTCTCATTGCAATTGGCGAAAAGATGCGTGAAATCGACAAGCTTGTTTGGATCAAGGAGACTATCCGTCGGATCGAAGAAGAGGGTCATCCACGTATTGTCATTGCCGACACTCGTAAACTATTGGAGTATGCATATCTAATTGAATCCGGATACCACCAAGCGATGGTATTCTGTCCAGAAGATATTGCGATACAACGATTGAAGGATCGTGATGGAGAAGAGAATGTTGATGTTGAAGTAGTACTGAATGGTGCGACAGAGACTCAGCTACGTCCGTTAATTGATCAGATGAAGGTATTCGACACGTCTCAGTCTTGGGAAGATACTCGTACAGAGATCGATGCCTATGTTAAATCTCTTGAGCGTTTGTGACTACAAAACTTCTTAAAAAAACATTAAAGAAAAGTATTGCAATATACAACTCTACTTGCTATTATTATCTTGTGGCAAGGAGATAGCGAAAAGGAAGCGATTGAATGAAAAAGAGAATGATCATCGCAGGTAGCAGGCACTTTTCAGACTACGATCTCCTCAAGCAGAGAGTTCAAGAAGTTCTTGATCAATCAGGAATTAAAATGGACGAGCTTGAGGTGGTGAGTGGCGGTGCCAATGGCGCAGATAAGCTTGGAGAGAGATTCGCCAAAGAGTTCGGGACGAAGCTGAAAGTATTGAATGCCAATTGGGATTCAAGAGGATATTCGGCAGGTCATCTTAGAAACATGGAAATGGCAATCTACGCAAGCGGTTCAATTGAAAGTTACTGCATTTGCTTCTGGGACGGTAAAAGTACTGGGACAAAGAGTATGATCCAATTGGCTGAGAAATACGGTATCTCATTATTTATCACACAAATACAAAAACAAGACATCGGGGGAAATAACAATGATTATGATTCAACTTCAAGAAACAGATCGGCTTAAAAGAATGGACGAAGTAGCACTAAAAGCACTAACTCATCACCTTAAAGCTTATCAAGCAGAGCGAGAGCGTAAGTTATCTAATGCATTAGCAAACATCGTGAGCGACATCATCACTCTTGATCAAGAAATGCAGACAGTTTCGGAGATTGAAAAAGCATTGGGAATTGAAGGTCGAGTTTATCCGACTCACATTTACAAGATTGAGGGAGAGATACTTTACAACTCGTTCCAAGACCTTCAGAGTTACGGAAAAGAAGTCGGATTCGAGTCAGAGCAATTCTTACTCATGCAGAAATCGCTTCTAAAAGAAGTTCGAAGCATGTTGGATACAGAATGCGTATTAGGATACGGCTATCAAGAAGGTTCTGGGAAGAAAGAGGTTGTCTTGTTCGAGTTCCCTGTAATCGCTACGGAGAACAATCGGTATATGCCTCAGTACGATCAAGAAATGCAAATTCCATACATCACAGTTTAAAAAAATATATTAAAACAAAAGTATTGCAATTAATATTCCGGAGGGATTCACATGTTAAAAGACTTACGATCAAATCCACTTATGCTTACAGACGCATACAACTTGAGTCACGAACGACTAAAGATTAACACAGACTACGAAGTATCACACATCTACAATCGTGCTTCAGGAATGATTTTGTACGGATTCGCTGAGATGGTGAATGAGGTTTTATCTGTTCAAATCACACACGAAATGATTGATCAGCTTCAAAATGCATCAAATACAATCAAGGTGAAAGCACCGATCGAGTTATTTCGTAAGGTGGTTGATGAGCATAACGGATTCTTCCCGATCCATGTCCAATCTCTACCGGAAGGAACTTGGTGTCCTAAAGGAACTCCTTTTGCACAGGTTCGCAACACGGTAAAAGGATTCGGAGAGCTAGTTACTTGGATTGAAGGAGTATTCTTGCAGTCATCATTCCCATCAGGAACAGCTACCGAAGCATTCCGCATTCGTCAGTATCTCGAAGATACGAAGAAGGAGTACGGATATGATGACAGCTTCCTATCTCGAGTACACAGCTTTGGATTCCGTGGTCATCGTAGTCTAGAAGATGCTTACTGGGCAAGTACAGCTTGGAACATGTTCTTATTTGGGACAGACGATCTGCACTCATTGATCCATACGCCTGAAGCAAATGTATCGTCTATCAGTGCGTTGGCGCATAAAGTTACACAGCAATATGACGCTGAATACGATGGGTACGTGCATGCGATTGATGCGACAGCAGATGCCGGAGAGAGTGTCGTTGCATTGGTAATCGACACATATGATGCACATCGCTTCATCGATGAGTATCTTGTTCCTTTGGCAAACTATGCAGACTCAAAAGGAGTTCATATCGTCATTCGTCCGGATAGTGGAGACGTTGATGAGCAGGTTGTAAAAGTTTATAAAAAGGTCGATCATCATGGTCTCAAGAATGTAAGTGCGATCATCGGTGAGGGCATGAGCTTCAAGATGATTCAACGAACAGACTACTTCTTCATGTTGCGTCAGGTACCATTAAGCTTCGTTAGTTATGGTGTTGGTGGCGGATTCTACAATGACATCAATCGTGATACGCTAGGATTCGCAATGAAGACAGCATTCTCGAACGGAGCGCCACGTATGAAGTTTGGCATGGATGCATTGAAGCGTTCAATTCCAGATGCCGTCTATGTTTATCGAAATCCAGATGGACAACTAGTAGTAGATCGTGAACAAACAACTGGAGAAAAAAGTTGGCATGCTGAATTAACTTCTGAGTATCAAACCGTTTATCTTCACGGATTAGACATGTCGACATATGACAATAAACCATTTACACATGTGCCGGAATGGAAAGAAACGAAGGAGATTGCATTGTCGAATTTAGGAAAAGATCTACAGGATCGCATCATCCTATCTGATTCAATCAATGAGCTTGTAAAAGAATTCGAAGCTAAATACTCATAATCGGAGGAGTTAAAATGTTTAAATTAGGATTTGTACTAGGACGCTTTCAGATGTTACATCTAGACCATGAAAATATGATCAGAAAGTCGCTCAGTGTGTGTGACAAGGTATTGCTTATGGTAGGATCTTCAACGGAGAGTGGAACGGTTCGCAACCCGTTTAATCTGCATACTCGCATGAATTTGATTCGTCGTGTTTTTGACGAAGAGATTAAAGGTGGAAAGCTTTTAATTTGCCATACAGATGACATGACACACGAAGAAGATCACAGTTATGATTGGGGTGACTTTTTACTCCAAAAAATTGAAATGTGGAAGAGTCATTATGCAATTACTGAAAATGTTGATTGCTTCATCTATGGTAATGACGAAGAGCGTGGCTCATGGTTTAATCCTGAAAAGATTAAGGGAATCAGTCATCTCGTCATTGCTCGAAACGATCGATCAGCGACTAGCATTCGACAACTAATGTGCAAAGATGACTATAGCGAATGGTGTGAGAACGTTCCTAAAAGTATTTCCGGTCTAGAGACTTTCCGTCGCCTCAAGAGTGAACTTCTTGACATCGAATGGTATAAGAGAATTTATTCTGAAGAGGCGAATCGCAATGTCTAATGTTATTGAGCTTTTTCATTCTAAATGGCTTGCCGTTCAAGAGAAAACGACCGTTGGCGGAGAGAAGTACATCTACACGACAGCTCCATGGTGTAATAATCAAGGCGTTGCAATCTTACCGTACCGATCCAAGACGATGAGCCAGTGGGGATATCCTGAAATGGAGTTCCTTGGTCGATTTGAAGTTTGTCCTGCACACTCTGATATGCCAGAGCTTGGTGCCGTCATGGGTGGCATGGATAAAGAAGGAGAGCCTGCGGTGGTCACTGCATGGCGTGAGCTAATTGAAGAGGGCGGATTTGAAGTACCTCTTGATAATATTATGTATCTTGGCACCTCAAAGCCATCGAAAGCATCCGATAGCACTATGTATCTGTTTGCCGTTGATCTCGATCGTGGATGCAAAGAGGTACCTGCTATTGGTGATGGAACAGAGCTTGAAAAGCTAGGATATAGCCAGTGGATTAGTCTGGAAGAACTGATCGCATCTAAGGAGCCATTGCTACAAACGATGTATCTCCGGTTGATGAAAAACTTAAATAAAATCTAAACAAAAGTATTGCAATAAAGAATGATCTTCTCTATAATAAGAAGGTAAGGTATTGAGAGAGAAAGACGTATAAAAATCATTAAAACAAAAGTATTGCACAAAGAGAGGGCGATGGATATGAAAGGCGTAATGACAGTAAATATTGAGATTGATTACAACACAATGCTTCAACAAGAGGGTTTACAGAACCTTCTACTCTTCACAGGAGCGCAGGACACGAATGAGCTTGTAAAGATTCACATGGAATCATTGACTCGTGATCTACTAGAGGTCATCAACAAGAAGCCGTTGGTCGGAGCGGAGATTTCAGGAAAACTTGTAGAGCATGAAATTCTTGATGCAGTTGTTCGTGAAGAGGAGTCAAATGATTCACAGTCTGAAGAAGCGATCGTGGGAGAAGTAATCGATGTACCAAACATCTACGACACTCTTCAACAAGATTTAAGAGATATTTCTGTAAACAAAGGCATGCCTACCAAAATTCGAATGAACCTTGCAATGATGCGTGTCATGAGCCAATCTGAAGGCGTAAATGCAGTTAGCCAAGTGAACGGATTCCCAGTAGAGCTAGAAGCAATGGAAGAGCTTTACGCCATCGAGTACAAGGATTATCAATCAAACGAAATCAAACATGCTAGTCCATCAAACGGACTACAAACGATTTAAGAGAGGACATTTAATATGACACTATTATCATTCGGACTATTGATCCAAACGATCGGATCAGCTCTCCTGCTTGGTGGATATGCTCCTCAGATTGGAAAGCTTCACAAGACAAAGAACCCAACAGGAATTTCACTTCTGTTCTGGACAATGATCGGAATCGGATGTACATCCATTCTAGTCAATATGATTCTTCATGACACATCTCTTCCTGTCATGATCACTCAGTCTCTCAATGCGCTCGGTGCTTGGTACACTCTTGGATTAGTCATCTACTGCAAGAAGCTTCGCCGTCAAAAGATCAAGATTAATCACAACGTCGCAAAAGCATTCTTTGTTATGTTGGCAGTACTTGTCTATGCAATGATTAGCGGAGAGAGCGCAGAGGACATTGGAGATGGAATTCAGCTAGTCGGAAGTATCGCACTTCTAACAGCGTATATTCCTCAAATCATTCACTTGAATCGTGTTAAGGATGCAACCGGAATTAGCCGTTGGTTATTCATTGTTCTTGGACTCGGACTACTGAGCGTAACAGGCAACATGATCATCACAGGAACGAATATCTGGATCATTACAACTGAGTTCTTAAACATTGGATTGATCTTCGTACAGTTTGCGATGACAGTTCATTATCAAAACAAAAACTAAACAAAAGTATTGCAATATGTGAGGGAGACTGTACGGGTCTCCCGATTATATCACGTCGGTGATTGACGTGATTAAGCTAATAAATATCATCTGTTTATTGGTTTAACAATTTCAATCACTTCTGAAAAGAAGCGAAAACTACTTGGAAAAGAAAGAGGTTTTTAATCATGGCAGAAAAAGAAAAGCAAGTACTACAAAAGGGTAAATCATACGTCACAGTCGTAGGTAAGGCGTCGCTGAGCGAGAATTCATTCAGTGGAGACAAGACTTCGAAGAACTCGGATTACATCTACAATCGAGTGAATATCGGTATTGAAACAGCAGAGGGAAACAAGATTTACGGTGAAATGATGGGCGGATATTCTCCTTCTCAAAACTACCCGATCAAAGCTCGTACTAAGCAAGTAGATGGACAGCCATCTGTAAACATTGATGTCGCATGGGCGGATCGGTTGAACGAGTCAATTGTTGAAACGATTAACGAATTCAACGTCATCAAGATTGGTCTTGTTCGTGAAAAAGAGCCTGCAGAGGGCGTAGAGCCAACAGAAGAGCAGAAGAACTCTAAGCTTATTGTTAAGAAGTTCCTTTCATCTTATGATGCTCACGACTACATCCAGAAGCATCTTAAAGACGGCATGATGATCATGGTCAAGGGTTCTTATGCATTCAACACGTACAATGACGAGACTCAGCGCAAGCTAGAGATTGATTCGATCTTCCTAAGCAAGTCAGAAGAAGGATTCGCAAACTTTGTACAGACAGTCGTTGTTGATGAGGATTCACTTACAAAAGAATCTCTTCGTAATGCTAAAGAGACTGGCGAAATCATCGTCAACGCTCGTGCGGTCGACTATGTCAGCAAGTTAAATGGTAAAAAGATTGGTAAAAACATGTTGTTCGACTTCCCAGTAGTCGTTAAAGTGAACAAAGAGAAGCCAGAAACTACGGAAGCGATTATCAAGAAATTGTTCTCTGTCAAAAAAGGCAAGGTTCGTGAAGTAACTCTCGAGGGTCAGATTCTCGAAGGATATGAGCAAGAAGAAGTTAACGAGAAGGACATTGAGTTGAGCAAAGATGTAAAAGAGCTTATCGAAATGGGTCTGTACTCGATGGAAGAAGCGAAGAAGAAGATGACTGTACGAGGCAATCGTGTCTCTAAGCTATTGTTCACACGTCCATTCATCATCCGTGACAAAGATGATGCAAACAAAATCACTCTGGACATCCATGATGACAAGTATACTCCGGAAGATCTCATCGTTAACATCGAAGAAGACGAGAACACTTCAATTGCAGAATCTATCGTTGAAGAATCATCTAATGCAGATGGAGACACTTCTTGGCTCCAAGGCTTATTGTAATCAGTAATCAATGCAACAGTTTAAGTGAAGTGACACAACTTCACTTAAACGAAAGTATTGCAAATAAATCATAACACAATCAGAAAGAGGTAATTAATATGATCGTAGGTAAAGGTGCAGTTCGTGAATTATGTCATGAAATTGATGGAGTTATTAAAGAGATTGATCAGATTACACAGTCCAAGATTGACCGTGTAGCAGATAAGATTGATGCGGAATTAGCATCATGTGGTCGTGAGTTAACGAATGCTTCGACAACACTTTCTCAAGTCAAACCATTGGCTGATCGTTTGGTTCAGCAAATCGGCAAGGATGCTCCGGATCATGTCCAAGTATTGGTGGGTTCAATTGTAACGGAAATAATGTCTAAAGTGACGGGTGTCGCAAGCAACATTGAAGAAGTACAAAAGAATATCAAGGACGTAGATAAGTATACAGACGAAATCGACGACTTAACTGACTTGATTGATAAGAAGACGGATCAAATCGACAAAATTACTGACAAGTATCAGAAATAAGAGAGGATAAACCACATGTCATACACACCACCGACAACTTCTCCAAACTATATGAATTCAGACTGGTCAAGTTCTAAAACAAAAGAGACTGCCATGAAAATCGATCACATTGCTGATAAAGCAAAGTTTGCGATTGAAATGCTAGAGTCTGCCTTGGCAGGATTTGATACGATTGAAAAAGAGATTATCGACGTGTCTAATGCTACTGTCCAACCAAGTCGTGAGCAAATTCGAGCATTTGCTTACCGAATTGACTCCAACCAAAATCAGCTCCGTGATGGTCTTAATCGAGTGAAGAGCATGATGCAAGAGGTAGATATTGCTACTGACAACATCCAAGGTTTCCGCTCTAACTGGTAAGACATTGATAAAGTATTGCAATTGTTATAAAAAAACAGATGAAAAGAAAGAGGTTATTATTATGAGTATGTTCCGTAAACCAAGCACAAAGCAATTAGGTCTTAAGGTATTAGTAATGGGTGAAAAGGGAGTAGGTAAATCCGTATTCTCGCTATCATTCCCTAAATTATATGCTCTCGACGGAGAGACAGGTATGGCTTTCTACGAAGATCATCCACAGTTTGGTCAAAACATTTTGGGTATCGCTAATACGATGGACTTCAATGAGCTTCATAGTGCGATTGATGAGATTGAGGAAATCGTAGAGGATGATCCGGAAGCTGTTAAATCGCTCGTCATCGACTCTGAAACGAAATTCTATCAAAACCTTACTGACTCGGCACTGACAGTTGAGGAGAAGAAGGCACGTAAGAGCGGTAAAGACGTGATGGACTCTGCCGTATCAATGCGAGGGTGGGGTCGAATCAAGTCTGTTGCTCAACGACTTCAAAACCTAAAGATCGACTTGTCAGCAAAAGGCGTCAATGTAATCTCTATCTCTCAAATCGATGATATTAAAGAGAAAAAAGGTGACAGTTTCGTCAAAATTGGTGAGAAGCCTGTTATGCAAAAAGGTGCCGAGTATGACTATGACTTAGTTATCAAATTGTACACTACTGTCGATGCAAGCGGAGATGTTCAGTACAAAGGCATCATCCTCAAAGACCGTACAGGTGTGACAAAAGTTGGTCAAGTCATCTCTGATCCATCATACAATGTATGGAAGCCATTCATCGAATCACGCAAAAACGGAGATAAGATCAAATCTACACTCTCTGCAGATGCTGAGAAAGCTGAAATGGCATTGGTAGAAGAAGATACTAACCGAGAAAAAACTACCGTTGATAAGCTTCGTGAATTGATGGCTAAATCAGAACGGCACCAAGCTCATGCTGTAAAACTCATTCAGGAAGCTAAAATCAAGAATCCACTTGAGCCAACAGCTACTGAGATTAAGAAGCTCGAAGCCGTCGTAGCTGAATTAGAAAAGTTTAACTAAACAAAAGTATTGCAAATAGGGTGGGCGCATTCCGCCTTCCCTATATTTATGTGGAAGGGGATAACGAAAATGACAACTGCAATGAAAGAACCAAAGGAGATTAAATGCTATTACTGCGGAAAGCCGATCGTAAACTCACTGGATCATGTGATCAAAAAGGTACCGCTACAGACTCGAAAAGGTATTCGAAATTATAAGCGCAACCTTCACTTGGAATGTGTTCCGGAATACAACAAAGGATTGACGAATGTCGAAATGAAATCTGCAGAAAATACGGAATGGGAATCGGTATTTTACTATTTCCGAGATGAAATTCTGGGAGTAGGAAAAGACTTTATCACATCCAACGACAAGAAGTCGCATATGGCAAAACGTCTCTTAGGTTTGCGAGTTGGCATGTACTATCCTAGCGGTACGAATACACGCATCCTGCCTCGAGGATACAGTTTCAAGACGATATTGATTGCAATGAAGGTCGTCAACCCAAGACTTCAATCCTATTTGAAGACAGCGAACTTTGCGAACTTCAAGCATAAAGTAGATGGCTGTATGAGATTCATCGTGTCCGAAATCCCTGATGTTGCGAAACGACTTGCTGATCAGCAAAAAGCCAATGAGAAGCTAGACGACGTAAGAACAGATGCTCCGACCTTCGACTATAAAGCAATGCTAGACAAGAAGAGAGAAAAAGAAAAGGAAGAGAAGGCAAAGGAAGAAAGCGTCAAAGACGAAATTGCCTTGCTTCTAGGAGGATCGATCGATGAGTAATGAACTAACACCGGAGCAAAAGGCTAAAAGCGAATTTAGAAAGATGCTTACAAATACAAAGAAATCAGCAGAGAGCTACGTCGTTCTTAGTATGTATAAGAATACAGAGCTTTACTTTGACAGCAATTTAACCATTGATGACATCCATGATCCTGTATGGAAGATGTACTTTGGAGTTGCAGAAAACTTGATCAAGAAAGGTAAGCTAGTTCTCGATGAAATCGTAGTTGGATTGCGTGTAGAAGAGAATGAAGCGCTCAAGAAGATGTACGAAGATGCCAATGGATATCAAACGATTGCTGACGGTAAGAAGTTCGTACAAGAAGAGAACTTTGAAGCTTATCTAGTTGATGTCAAGAAGTTCAATGCATTGATTCGACTACATGATTTGGGATTCCCGATTATGGAGAAATTCGATGCATACAAAGCAATGCCCGTTGTAAAAATCCAGACTACACTTGAAGCTGTACTGGACTCTGTATTTGCAGATGTAGAAGTTGCCGAGAAGACGGAAGATTTAAAGGATAACCTTTGGCAGACGGTACTCGATGCGAACGAGGGTCTCATGCGAGGATTCCCTTACTACTCATCCATGTTGACTGAATTCGTCAACGGTATGGCTTTAGGGAATCTAACGATGTTGAGTGCCAACTCGGGTATGGGTAAAACCTATATTACGCTTTCTCAGATTCTACCGAACATGATCGAATATAATGAGAAGCTAATGATCCTTGCCAATGAGGAAGACTCTGTTAAGTGGCGTAAGGAAATCATTGTGTGGGCGGTCAACAATGTCGTTAAAAAGAGCTTTGAAAAGCATCGCTTCAATCAGGGTAACTTCACAAATGAGGAACTCGATATTCTCAAAGAGGGAGTTGATTGGCTTGAGAGCGAGATGGAGAAGGGGAATATCACCTTCATCAACTTCAACTCGTTCAGTATGAACAAGGCAATCAAGACGATCAAGAAGCAGTCATCTGTCAATGGTATCAAGTACTTTGTTCTGGATACGTTGAAATTGGATAGCGACAATATCAATCTGAATACTCAGGCATGGCTACAACTGCAACAAGGGATGGTCAAGCTTTACGACTTGATCAAACCTTCTAACCGCAACCTTCATGTTTGGGTGACGTATCAGTTAGGTAAATCAGCTATGATGTCACGATTCCTCTCTCAGAACTCATTGGGTATGTCTAAGAACGTAGTCGACGTTGTTTCGACTCTTCTCCTTGTCCGCAAAGCATTGGAAAGCGAGAAAGAGGGCGGAAAGAACGAAGTAGAGGTCAAGCTGAAGAATGGCACCAAAACGAAGATGAGCAAGGATAAAGAGTACTTCATCTTATTCATAGGGAAGAACCGAGCAGGTCAAACCTCGAGACAGTTAGTCTTTGAAGTTGATATGGGTCGGAACATTATGACGGACTTTGGAACGTGTTTGATTCCGGAAGACATTTAATCAAAAGCATTGCTAGACTTTTCCATTTGGGTCTTGCAGTGCTTTTTTATTTTGTGCTAGTATATTACTGTAATAGTAATTAACTAGAGGGGGTAGGTACTATGATTATTCGACATAAGCCATTCAAGCATTTTGGAGTGAATCCGGTAGAAGTCACTGTTAATAACAAAGAAGGTCTTGCTTTCACGAATCCACATGGTAGCCAGATTCTCACAAAGGAAGAGTTCGAAGAGATGATTGCCTTGGCTAATGTATTCTATGAATCAGAAGGCGTAGAGGATTATATTAGAACGTCCAATAGATTCAATGAGTTTGCAGGTCATCATATTTTTGATACAGCGACTGTTGATGGCAAGCGGATTGTTCCAAGATCCATGCATCGAAGAAAGCCTTATAAGAAGAATATGAAGAAGGACTGGGTGTTTTACTGCAACTGGTGTAAGACGAAAGTTTCGAGCGCTGATCCGGATAGAGATTCATATGTAATGATCAATGAGCAAGTATCTTTAAACTTCGATATCTATGGTCAATTCTGCTGTGAGGCTTGCGCTGAGAACTACTGGTACGAGCAAATTCTTGATTATATGAACGAAAATGGATATAGCGATGTGTTCCATATGGATAAAACAGTAGGTCGATCTTGAGATGAAAAGTTTCATCTCTTTATCTAAACAAAAGTATTGCAATGATAGTAAATAGCTGATATATTATTAGCAGGAAGTCGCTTTTGCGACTATATTAAAACAAAAGTATTGCAAAGGGATGGTGTCGACTATGGTACTTACAGCTTGGATTTTATTCTTATTCTTTGGATTTTTCACACTTCACGGACTGATTAACTTCTTATTTTCAGGTCTCAATGATGCGCAAGTGGTAGTGTTCTTTCTATCCGTATTTATCACAGCAGTATCCGCAGGTGTTATCTGGGGAGGATTGTTCCAATGAATCTGACTGGATCATTCAAGGTTATTGAAGTCTTAAAGAAGACGCAGGCAGTTTTCTTCAAGCAATTGAAAGCAGGAGATGAATTTGATCTCTCATATGATCTGAACGGAGGATACAACAGTTCTCCTCAGATTGAAATCGTTCAAAACGGAGTAGTTGTTCACAAGAACGATGGACTTCAACTTCGAACTAATCTTGAAAAATTCAAGATTGAGCAGGTTGTCAAATGAGTGAAATTCAAACTCAAGAGATGGTGACAATATCAATCGATCGATACAACAAGCTATTGGAGATTGAAAGAGAGGTTGACTCAGCAAAGTCTCGAGCTAATTATGAACGAGCTGAATTGGCTAGGAAGGTTGATAGCTTGTACTCACTCGAATACATTCCGCCTAGAAAGATTATGTATGTGCGGATTGACAAGCTGAACCTACTAGGACTACTGGGACTGAACTTCAAAAAAGAGGATGAGATTAATCAGGTGTACTTCGAATTCGAGGACAGAGGAATCTTTTTCGACAGCGATATGGGTAGACGCTTTTGAAGAACAGAATTGTATATGCCAATTTGAAGATAGGTAGATTCTTTGATATGCGGTGTGTAGATAAAGTACACACAACCATTAAGAAGATGGAGGCAAAAGGTGAGGTTCAAATATTTTTGGATGAGCGTGATCTCCTTTCTGCCGTAGCCAGTAACTAATAAAATGACGGTTTCATTAAACATTTGGGGGAATTAAAATGCGACGAATCGACGAAGTGAAGAATAAGAAAATGGTCAATATCAAACACGTAAAAGTATTAGGCAAAAATCGAATCCGGATCACATTCCGAAACGAGGAGTTCATTGAACTGACGGCTCAGCCTGAAGACTTCGTCGGAGATTGTGGCATCTACATCACCGTTGACAATTTGGAACAGCGTCAAAAGGCAACGGCTAAGAAAGGGGTGACATCATGAAGTATCTAATTTGGATAAATCTTGGATGTGAGACTGGAAGTCCACAGCGAATACAGAGCTATTACGAAATATGCGAAGGAGACACTGAAGAAGAGGCTATTAATAAGTGGCTTGAACAAACTGGATTAAACAAGTACGCAGATATCAGCATCCGAAAAACCGAGAATGGATGGTACTGCGATGGTCGTAAGCTCAATGTATTCCACCTTATTGAGAATAATGGTTATGAAGACTGGAAGACACTTGAATGGAAGTAAAGAAAGGAGTGACATCATGAAGAAACTTATCGGAGCTTGGATGCTTTTAGTAATAGCAATGGTAGTAGGTATCTGGGGAGCATTTTTCTATGCCGGATACAAAATCTTACAACATTTCGGAATCATGTAAAAGTGGAGGGTTAATACATTGGATTTTTTAATTGCAGACACACATTATCTTCACAAGAATATCTTGAACTTCGAGAAGAAGACTCGAGGACAGTTCGAGACTGCTGAGGAAATGACCGAGTATATGATCGATGCATGGAACTCAGTTGTATCAGATGGAGATACCGTTTATCACGACGGAGATATTTCAATCAATGGTAGCTACGCAAAGATTGCTCCTATCTTAGAGCGATTAAACGGAAACATCATCCTCATTCAAGGAAATCATGATGATACGAAGGTGTGTAAGAAACTACTTGAAAATGGTCTTATCTCAGAACTTCACCGTGTCGGAATTGTACTGAAGCGAGATAAGCAGTGCATGTGGCTTACTCATTATCCTATGCAGATTGGATTACGAGAGCGGAAATGGTCGATTCATGGTCACATTCATTCGGAATTAAGTGACGATGCGAATCAGCTTAACGTCGGAGTGGATAGCTACTTTATGAACGAGGTTCTCAAGGTTCCGTTCGGTCAACCTGTTCCACTCGACACTGTTGTCGAATACATGCTAAACAATCCAATTACTGTCGAACGTAGAAATTGAATTCAAAGGAGCGAATTATCAATGGAGACAACTAAATTAACAACACCTGTAGCGATTGGAAACACATTCTCTCAAGTAGATCCAAGCATCATTTTCTGTGGCAAGGATCATAAGGAAATTTTAAAACTTACACCAACCGGAGATATCTATGTTAATGGTCGACTTGCAGAGAATGATAAAAGCGTAGTGGACGGATTGCGACGTTTTCTTAAGGTGCAAGGATTCTAATTAGGAGCAATGTAAAAACGAAATTACAAAACATACAGAATCAGGAGATGTAAACAATGAATTTTAAAAAGACAATTTTTTCAGCGATTATCGCTTTATCAATCTTGGCACTAACTGCTTGCGGAGCTACTGAAGCCGATACGGTATCGGAAAACTTATCAAAGTCCGCAGACTCTTTTGAGGTACAACGGAAGATCGTGTTCTTCAATGGCATTACGGACAAGTACTTGCTAACAATCGAAGGATTATGTGCGTTAGATACCGATAGCTCTAAGAAGCTTACTGTAACTTGTAAGGTCGGTAAGAAGAAGTATAAGAAGCACTATCTTGGATTGAGCGACAACGTCAGTTACTTCGTTGAGCAGACTGATGCTAAGTTTGAAGATTCATTCCACTATAAGGTCATTTTCCGACCAGAGTCAATTGTTCCGGATGTAGATCTTCAGACGAGCAAATAAGCATGATCGATGAGTTGATTATGAGACTCAAAGCAGAGAATATACCTACCTTCTCTATGTCTGAGAGTCAATTGTCTAGAGCGAACGAAATTATAAAAGAGATTTCAGATAGAGATCTGCTACAGGAGGATGATTCGAATGAAGACACAGGAGTTAATCGACTTTCTCTTGACGTGTGACAGAGAGAAAGAGGTAGAGATCTTCTCTTTATCAGGCAACTATGAAGAAATCGAACGCATCGAAGAAGGCAGTGATGTAGTTACCATTGGTAGCTGTTGAAAATCAACGACCAAATCGAAGGGATGATCAGGGTGGAATTAACGAAGATTCGTGAACTAAGCATTGCTAATAAGAAGTCACTGGAGCAGATCGGACTAAAGCTGTCAGAGGAAACTGGAGAGGTCTCACAAGCACTCCTGTCATATATCGGTGCCAATGGTAGCGAATATAAGAAATTAGGTTCCGAAGATGTAAAGGAAGAGTGTATCGATGTCGTTATGGTTGCCCTTTCTCTATTCTATAAGATTGGTGGAACAGATGAAGAGCTGTCTTCTGTTATAAACAAGAAAACGGAGAAATGGGAAGAACTATCCGTTGATAAAACGGAACTCGAAGAATTGAGCGAACTGGTCAATAGTTGTGTCGGCAAGAGATTCTTTTACAAGGTGGGCGAAGGAGAGGATCGAGTTGCTACTTGTGTGGCTATATCTATGGATTATCGGAATCGTGATAAATCAGAGATTGTTCGTCCTTTAATCATAGGAATCTCTCCATATGGACACTCTGTCAGACTTTACAGAAGCGAAATCTCATATTTTGAAGATTAAAGGAGCGATTAGATTGAATAGTCAATTAGAAGAATGGCGTGAACGTTGGGCAGACGGAGATACAAAGTTCGTTCCAGAGTTATTCGAAAAGCTAGAAGAGTACGAGCATTCTGGAAGACGCACAATTTACAAAGATCAGTTCGTCGGCATTCGTATCTATGGCTTCTGTGAAGGTTACTTTGGTAGCCGATCATATAGCGACAAGACAATTATTGCAAGCGGTGATAATTGGATCGTTGGGAAGACAGATTATGGCGATATCGAGCTTGCCACTTTTGGTAGATGCGACAACATGATCAAGCTTATTAACAAATGGCAGGAGAGCGAATGAGGGAATTGTTTCTTTTACCTACTATCGGTTTCATGTTAGCGACAATCACATTCTACTGGACTACAACAATGAATGCTTATGAATCGTTACTAGCAGGAGTCATTGCAGGGAGTGGCATGTTTTTAGTAGAGTCAAGCACATCGGACTCTAAAATTGATTAAACAATAAAGGGTTTAATTTAGGAGGAACTAAGAATGCGACCAATTTACAACGTCACAGCAAGAACATCTGTCAAAGTCAACATTGAGCCATCCGATATCGCACGTATATTGAATGAGGAGAGAGAGAGAGTAGCAGGTGGCAGAGACTACTATATCAGTTCTGATGGGACAATCATGAATGGTGGAGGACGATGGGCAGAGAAAGAAGGAGACGCAACAGAAGAGCAGGCAAGGCTTTATGAAGCGCTTAAAATCTCTGCAGAATATTTCAGAAAAATGGAGGATCGATTATGAATGACAATCCAATGGCAGGAGTATTATTCTTTTCAATCATTATGATGTTACTTTGCTATCTTGTAACGATCTGAGGAGGAAACGATTTGTCGAATAAACGAGAGATGAAGAAGTATAAAATCATGTTTTACAATCGCTTTGCCAATCAGACTCAAACTTTCTTTATACAAGCAGAGTCTGCGCTAAAGGCTGTAAGGTCGTTCTATTTAAAACATAGTCGCAAAGCGTATCATCCTTGTATTGAGTTAATCATGGAATACAGAGAGCCAAAGTTTTGGACAGAAGAAGAGATTATTTCGCAATTGGAACGAAGACAAGATCAAGTAAGGAGAAACGGATGGAAAAGATAGACGATATTTTTTACGCTCTCATGATATATATGGCAATCGGTGCCGTATGGATGCTAGCGGAGAAGCTGATTTATGGTCAGACATTCCCAAACATAGGCGATGACTTTATCGCATTAGGATTAGCGATCATAATCTATTCGATTTGGAAATGGATCGGATAATAGGAGGAATAAAGATGAGTAAGTTTATTGCATATTGCGATGGTGGATGCCGTGGCAATCAGGAAAAAGATAACGTAGGTGGTTGGGGAGTAGCTATCTCTTACGGTACCCATAAACATGAGATTCGTGGTGGAAAGATTGGCACTACGAATAATCAAATGGAGATTCAGGCAGTCATTAGCGCTCTCAAGTCGGTACGGGGCGCAGGACATATAGAGATGGAAATCTACTGCGACAGTGCATACGTGGTGAACTGTATGAATCAAGGATGGATGCTTAACTGGATTCGGAATGGTTGGAAGAACTCCAAGAAAGAGCCAGTCAAGAATAAGGATTTATGGTTGGAGCTAAATAAGTTGGTCAATGAGCGGAGATGTACTCCAAAGTTTTTCAAGGTGAAAGGTCATTCTGGAGTAGAGCTAAACGAACGTGCTGATCAGTTGGCAAATGAGGCAATGGATGAGATTCAAGCGAATCTCGTAACGTAATCCAACTAAACAAAAGTATTGCAAATAAGAAGCGCCTCTTTTATAATTAAGTGGTTAAGTATAAATAGATAAGGTGATTGATGCGCAATGAAAGCAAGTGAACTAAAAGAGTATTTATCAGGAAATCATGAAAGAATCTCGAAAGTGATGGAGGCTCTTGGAATCCATAGAATTTGGGAAACAGGAGATGAGTTGCGTGGGGCGCCTCCGGAGTCTGATAATCACACCGCCATCTCTGTCAACGTAGATACCTTGTTCTGCTCATACTACAAAAGCGGTGAAGCATTCCGAGGGGATATAATCTCTCTTGCCGAGCTTTTGCGAAAAGAGTCATTCAAGGAATCGATACGTTTTATCGGTAATCTTTTTGGATTGTCGACATCAGGATTCAGGAAGAGCAATAAGGTCGATCCGCTTCAGAGATTCAGGGACATCAGCAAACGATCTAAACCCGTAACTGACTTGGATGAGGTAGAGGTTGCGAAGTTCGGCATGGAGCCTTTGAGAGACTTTGTCATGGTTCCCCATGTCAGTCTTCTTTACGAGGGGATTACTCCGCAAACATCTGAGGTTTTCAAGGTTGGATATGATCCTAAGATGGATCGAATTATCTTCCCTCATTTTAGCTATGATGATGCAGGTTCGATAGTTGGAATAACAGGTCGAACTACTCGATCAGCTCATGAGATTGAGCAATTCAAGATTCCGAAGTACTGGAACTACATTAAAGGATACAAGAAAATCTATAACATCTATGGATTCAGTCATTCGATTAAATATGTGGAAGAGAATGGTATGTTCGTTATCTTTGAAGCGGAAAAAAGTGTTCTCAAGAACTGGAGTCAAACAAGAAACCGTGGATTTTCCGGTGCCGTGGGTGGACATGAGATTGCGCCAACACAGGCACAGATCATTATGAAGCACCTCCCTTCTGATATAGAAGTTGTCATCGCATTCGACAAGGATGTCATGGAGATGAAGGACGATGATGGAAACGATACTGGAGAGCAGTTCCTGATTAATCAGGCGAAGAAGTTTTCGAAATATCGAAAGGTTAGCTATGTATTTGATGATAAGAATTTACTGGACGCTAACTCTTCACCAATTGACCATGGATACAAGGTCTGGATGAAACTATTATCTGAGAGGAGGTATGTAGAATGATTAAGATTGAAAAGATGGATGACCTACTTTATTGGTACAAAGCAAAGATTCATAGAGTAATTGATGGAGATACAGTTGTCTTTTCAGATATCGATTTAGGCTTCTCAGTTACGATGACTGGCAAGCATGGTCGACTACTGGGTATCAATGCTCCTGAGATCCATTCTAAGGACGATGATATTCGAACGAAGGCTGTGGAGTCACGAGAATACCTGATCAGTCGATTGACTGGAGAAGAGGTATATCTTCGTAGCAGAAGTATTGATAGCTTTGGACGGATACTCTGCGATATCTATTTGAACGATGAACACATCAACGAAACGATTAAGGTAAATGGCTACGCAGTGGAGTTTATGGTTAAAAGTAACTAAAAGAAAGTATTGCAAAAAAGGAGAAGGCAGGATGCATAAATTCGCAGGCGTTCACTTAGCAACCTTTGAAGACGCTCAAGATTATCGTCGGATATATTCCCAGAATCTTGACGTAGATGATGAGGCGCTGAGTCGAAACAGCTTGAAAGCAATTAAAGAGTATGGTTTGAACCGTAGCTTTAATGAGCCACGAGACTACATGTTGGAAGGTAGTCGTGGAGAGCTGTACTACTGATTAGAAAGAAGGACTTTATATGGCAAAGCTTTACTATAGATATGGAACGATGGGATCTTCCAAGACAGCTCGTCTACTGATGGATGCATTCGAATACGAACAACGTGGTCAATTTCCACTTCTCGTCAAGCCAGTTGTAGACACTCGATCGGCTTCAGGGATGATTGAGAGCCGTGCAGGATTGTCGGCAAAGTGTTTAGACCTGCCACCAGATTATGATCTTTACACTCATATTTCTCTACTTATTAAGGGCGGATTGGATGTCGCATGTGTATTTGTCGACGAGGCTCAGTTCTTGAGTCACTCGCAGGTGTTTGGTTTACGACGAATCGTAGACGATTTATCCATTCCCGTCATGTGTTACGGATTGAAGACCGACTTCAAAGGTATGCTTTTCGAGGGTTCAAAGGCTCTACTGGAGCTTGCGAATCGATTTGAAGAGGTTAAGACAATTTGTCGAGTAGAAGGATGCAAGAGTAAGGCGATGTTCAATATCCGATATCTAGGAGACAATCCAGTGTTCGAAGGAAGTCCAGTGCTTGTTGGAGATACAAATACTGAAGCAGATAAAGAATATTATGTCGTAAAGTGTGCGAAACATTTCACCGAAGATGTAATGTCTTACGTCAACAAAAAGGAAGAAGGTAGTCCCGAATGAGATTGTCTAGAGAACAACTAAATTACATCAAAGAGAAAATGGACGTAGAACAGCTATGGTCATTTTCGAAAGTAAGTACGTTCGATCAGTGTAAATGGCTATTCAAGCTTAAGTACATCGATAAGATCCGAGTCCGTGGAGACAGTTGCTACACTTTCTTTGGATCGCTTGCCCATGAAATCATTCAGGATTTCTATGAAGGGAAGTACACTTATGACCAAATGATCGTTAAGTTTGATGAAGAGGTGCTTAAGTGGAAGGTAGCGGACGATCCTAAGCTACGTTTCAACACCGATGAGATTCGAGATGGGTATATCCTGAACATTCAAGATTACTTCCGAAATGTTAAGACGATTCCTCATGCTGTGATCAACGAGAGAGCTGTAATCGCTGTGTTTGAAGGACTGGAAAAGTACGTTTTCCAAGGCTACATTGATAGCGAGTTCCTAGATGACGAGGGCAACCTGATCATCATGGACTACAAGACGTCGTCGATGTCTGGATTCACTGGCAAGAAGCTTCTTGAAAAGGCTCGACAGCTTATGATCTATGCCATTGGTATCAGTCAGCATGGTCGATTCTTTAATGGAGAAGTGATGCAGTTTCCGCTTGAAAAGATTAAAATTCGGTACGATATGATGAAGTACTGCAACGTGTCATTTCTGCAGAAGAATGGATCATTAAAGGTCACGAAAGCAGAGCGTCGTCAATGGGTGGCGCATATCTCCAATCAGATTCGAAAAGACTTGGAAGGCGTATCGAAAGATATCGAAAAGCTTGAGAAAGAGATTGCCAAGCTCGTCAAGAAAATGGGGATGAAGAAGACAACTCCGGAAGAAGCGGAAGGGTATCAAGTCGCATGCGGTGATCTAGAGCAGGAAATCAAAGCTCTTCGTCTCGTAAATTTTGATCCGTTTAAAATCAGTGAGTTGGTCAGTGAATCTGCGTCTTCTAATTCTTTGTCTTGCCTACCTGAGTTTATTCAAAATAAGTACTCTGTCGACAATTGTATTATCGATGTCGATCTAACTGATGAGGTTATCTCAGAGTTCAAAGAGAGTCTCATATCAACTCTGGATGAGATCATCACACGATCTAAGGAAGAGAATAAAGATGAGGCGTTCAACCGTGAACACATCAACAACGGAGACTCATTCTTCTGTGTAAACCTTTGTGAAATGAAGGATCATTGCTCATTCTACAAAGAATTCAAAGAGCATAATGAGATGTTTGTCACCAAGCAAGAACAGCCTTCTGAAGAGGATTTACTGGCTATGCTAGGCTTGTCGTAACGTTCATTTGCACCGCTAAACAAAATATTTGAAATTACTTAAAAGAAAGTATTGCAATTATGGTTTGGCGGTGATATTCTTTAGAAGTAGCAACGAGCAGTAAAAATCAAACACATTAAAATTCAGTGAGGAGAATTAACATGATGAAAGATTTAACCAACGTAATGGCTTATACGAAAGAGGACAGCGAAGATGATCGCTACCCAGAATTTGAGATCGCAGTGCGCAAGCGATTTGAAAAGTTTGTATCAAATGGAGCATTGCTCTTTTCGACAAACGCAGACGACATCTTCGAAACGTATCTAGAAAATCTTCCTAAAGAGGCGCAAGCACATTACGTTTGCAACTCATGTAAGAGCTTCTTTACTCGATACGGTAATCTAGTAACGATTGATCCACAAGGAAATATGGAATCTGTCTTATGGAATCACGAAGACGTTCCAAGCTTCTTTAAAAAGTCAGTTAAAGCTTTGGAAGAATTGGTTTTAGCTTCAAGTGTTAAAAAGATGTTCATCTCAGATGAAAAGACTCTTGGTCATCCGATCACTGGATCATGGACTCACTTATCGGTAACATTGCCAATCTCCTATGTGAACAAGTCACGACTACTAACAGCTAGCCAACTGATGGCAGAGAAAGTAGAAGACTTCAAGATGCTCATGAGAGCTGTGATCGAGTTTAGTAGCACGACTGTTGATAAGGCATTGGCTCTTATTAAGTCAGAGACAATGTATCGATCAGATCGTGTACTCGGCATTGCAGAATGGTTTAAAAACGTACTCGACCTTCGTGCTTCTGTGTCAGGGATTGATAAGAAAACAAACGTTACTTGGTTAGCGGTCGCAACGGCTCCAAACGGATACACTCATATTAAGAGTTCAATGATTGGAACACTCTTGGAGGATATCCAAAGTGGATTGAACGCTGAATTAGTAGCTTCTCGTTTCGCAGAGAAGATGAATCCTGCAAACTATATGCGATCACAAACGGCTCCAACTCAAGGTGGAATTTATGAAGCTGAGAAAATCATTCAGAAACTTGGATTAGAAAACTCTCTGTCTCGTCGATATGCAACTCTTGAAGAGCTACCTGAATCAGAGTTGATCTGGAAAGAACGCAAAATCGAGCCTAAGAAGTCCGATAAACCTGCAGGAATCTTTGCTCACCTTGCTCCAAAACAGAACGTTGAAGATCCAATGATGCTTCCGCAAACGGTCATGACATTCGACAAGTTCTCTCGGACAGTTCTTCCGACTGCTGATAAGATTGAGGCAATGATCTCGAATCCAGAACGATTCATGGCACTTGTTACTGCTGAAGACAACACTTCAGAGAACATCCTTCAATGGGGAAATCCTTACAGTTGGTACTACCATGGTGGAGCAGATGCCGAGATGAAGCGTCGTGTAGAAGAAGCAGGCGGTCGTCATGAAGACAATACAATTCGAGTCTCTCTGATGTGGGAAGGACTTACCGACTTGGATCTTCACTGTGTCAATCCACGAGGTCAGCATCTTTACTACCATTCGAAACGTGATAGTTATGGTGGATACCTTGACTTGGACATGAATGGTCTTGATCGAGAGAGTAGTACACCAGTAGAGAATATGCGATGGGGATCAGATGCTCTGGAAGGTAAGTATAAATTCTACGTCGTCAACTATAGCGAACGTGTGAATTATCAGGAAGGAACTCCGTTTGTAGCAGAGTTGGAAGTCAATGGTCGAATTTACAAGTACCATGGCAAACCATTACGGGACGGAAAGAAAGAAACTGTATTTGAATTCGACTTCAGTAAATCACAAGGAGCTTTAATCAGCTCAGCGCCTACGAATAGCGATGACTGGGGAGTCCGGAATAACTCATTCGTGAAAGTCAATGCGATCGTACCTTCACCAAACCTATGGGGAGAAGACAAGGCTCCGCAAGCCGGAAACCATACGTTCTTCTTGTTAGACGGTGTCAAAGATACATCAGAAGGAAAGGGTCGAGGATTCTTTAACGAAATGTTAAAAGGAGAACTTCGACAAATCCGGAAGACTCTCGAAGCCTTCACTGCAAGTGCTGTTATCTCCGATTCAGATTCGGCTTCAGCATGTGGTCTTGGATACTCAAAAGACAGCGAATGGAACCTCATTCTAAAGGTAACGTCAGGTAATTCTTCTCGTCTCGTAAAAATCGATCGTTGGGATTAATTATTAAGCAACACGATAAATTTGCAATACTTTCTTAATTTATTTTAAAGGGAAAGTATTGCAAATTAAATGGAGGAATGGTTAAGTTGAAGGGGAAAACACTTAAAGAGTCAATTCAGTTAGAGAAAGATCGCATCAAGAATCATGGATACAAGAGTATGAAGATCAATAGTCGTCGTGGGCTATTTGGGACGATGTATGCAAAGGAGATAATGGAATACGGATTCCATGTCTACTTCATTCACGAACCTAATGCAGATGATTATCGTGCAGGCGTTTCAGGAACCCTGTCTGAAGTCTACTACAATCTTCGTACCCGAGAGTACTGGATCAAGCGGAATCTCAAAGAGGTCAACTTTAGTGAACGGAATATCGAAGCCGTCTTCGCATCATACTTAGTTAGTCTAGAAACGATGCTTGGCTTTGTGTCCACCGAAAGCAACTTTGAGATGTACAAAGAAGCCTATGATTATCTATCGAAGCGGAGTGTAGAGAAGAGATCGATGTTTAGTCGATTCCTGTATCGACTTATGGTTGACTATTCCTACTTCGAGATTCTTTTTAAAGCAGGGATCAACCTGAATAGTAATCATGGTCTAAACGTCAAAAATCCAAGAGGGAAAAATCCAATGGAGATCTTGGGGTTGTCGAAGACACGATGGAAGATGTTTAGAAACTATTCTGTAAATCAATACAATTTATCAAGATCTGCCGAAGACAATATAAAGGATTCTAAGGCGCTGTCTCTTATCAAGTATGCAGAGTCCTTAGAGGACGAATATGGTCTTGAAGTCATGGAAGTATTCGTCAATATAGAAATCGAAACAATGTATGGAAAATGGTCTCAACATACAGCAAGAGATGTTGCACAGAAATTCGGACTGTCACTCAAAAGACTCATTCGGTACATCTACTTTGAGTGCGAAGTATCTCAGGGTCTTGGAGCCAAGAATGCCTTGTTAAATCTTCACGATTATCTAGATATGGTTAAGGATATGGGTCTAGAGAATTATGATAAGTATCCAAAATATCTTCGTACAACACACGATATCGTAGGCAGAAACTATCAACTTAGTCTGTCAGATATTCAACTGCGTCAGTGGAATCAAGAGATCGAATCGCATAAGGCGTTTGAATTCAAGAGCGAGGATCATTTAATCGTGGCTCCCAAAGCTCCGGAAGACCTCGTAAAAGAGGGCAACATTCTCGGTCACTGTGTAGCAAGCTATGTCCATAAAGTTAGAAAAGGGAAGTCAAAGATTCTATTCCTCCGTCGAGAAGCCGAGACTCCACTCATTACTGTCGAGATACAGGGTGAAAGAATAGTTCAGGCTCGAGGGAAGATGAATGACGCTCCCAAGCGAGAAGAAATGGTTGCTTTAATCGATTTTGCCAAGAAATTTAATCTATCATTACCAAAGGAGCTAGCATCATGAATAAATTAACATGTATCGAAAACGTCGTATACGGTGGTAAAACTGTATTTGTAAAAGATAAAGAGTATTCGTATCAGAAGGAAATCTCAGAGTCAGGTAATTTGGAAGGTTACTGGGTTCATGGAAGTAGCTATGGAGAAGGTTTTTGGCAAGTAGCAGATCCTACTTTTTCTCAACACTTTGATCTTCAAAAAGCTAATCTTATTACAACAGGTAAGACAAAGGTCGGAACGTCGAAACCTAAGTCATTCGTCAACAACGTCGTCAATCTGTTCAAATCTAAAAAGTAATCATTTAAACAAAAGTATTGCAATTAATAGGAGGAATACAAATGACTATCGAAGAATTTTTAGCCACAAATCCATCTCGCAAAGAGATCTCAATTCACCTTCGTGCCATAGCGAATATGAATGTGTTAGAAATCGACGAAACATATCTTTGGGAAGACCTGAGCAAAGCAGGGAGCTTTACGAAGGATGATTTCTACGATGATCAGGAAGAAACGAAACGACAAATGGGGGTCGAAGCCATTACTCATTACGGCATCGTCAACTGGAAGCTGAAAGAAGTCGTCTTGGATCAACTCAATTAACGAAGGAGCGATACAGCATGCAGAGAGAAAAGCGAGATCAGGCAGTTGCCCGTATTCAGGAGCTTTCTACGATTTACGGAGAAGAGAAGTTCGTTTATAAGATTAGTCATTTCTACGACATCATACCGTTTGACGCCTTTGTTTCAGTTAATATCGCTCCTGAGAACATGCAGATGCTCGTTGCCTCCATTCAGTTCTTGGGACACGAGATGGATCATTCCTTCTCACTTGACCAACGAGACGTCGTGAAGCTCATCAAGAAGCATTTTGGTGGAAAGATGGTCGGCAAGAAGGCGAAAGAGTCTCAGCAAATTTACAAAATCGATCTCTATGAGAACTGGGAAGACTGGTGCGGACGTGCCGGAGAGCTAGTTCTGGTTAAAGGATTCGAGCTTGGAAACATTGTGGAAGACTTGAAAAAGATTGTAGAGGGTGATAAAGATGGCAATTAAGAATCTATCAACGGCTGTACTTGTCGAAAAGCTAGCGGAGCTATGCTCTAAGACATGTAACGTTATGAATACTGATTTACCAAAGCATTATCGAGAAGTCGATGAGGTTAAAGCCGAGCTGAAGAGCCGGATCAAGGATTAAAGACAGGATAGGGGAAGCACAATGACAGCAACTGAAATCTTATATGGGAATTTGAAAGTACTTTATTACACTCCAATCCATTTGCATACTGATCTATCAAATCAGAACATGGTAGAGGTAGTAAATAACTATCGACAATACATTGACCGAGCCGTTGAACTCGGGATGAAGGCAATCACATTTACGGAACACGGAAACGTCCTGTCTTGGTATAACAAGAAGATGTATGCCGAGTCTAAGGGATTGAAGTATATTCATGGTTGCGAGGTATATGTAACGATGACACTCGAAGAGAAGAAGCGAGACAACTTCCATATGGTATTGATTGCGAAGAATTACGAGGGATTCAAGGAACTCAACAAGATGGTTTCTACCGGATTCGATCGTAAGGGCAATAACTACTACTACAATCCCCGTATCTCTTGGGAAGACATCCAGAATACTTCTGACAACATCATCATCTCGACTGCTTGTCTGGGCGGAATCATCTGGCAACTTCATAAAAACCGTGCAGATAGTGAATACTCTCATATCCGGCTTGAAGAAGTAGTTGCATGGTTTGCGAAGAATAAGCACCGTGCGTTCTTCGAAGTACAGCCTCATCGACACATTGAACAGATTCAGCTTAATCGATTGCTTTTAAAGCTATCTAAAGAGACGGGAATTCGTCTTGTCGCAGGTTCTGACACACATGCGCTTACACCTGAATATGACAAGGCTCGTAAAGTATTGCAGAAGGCGAAGAAGATCCGATTCACTGATGAGGATGCGTTTGATCTAAGCATGCATAGCTATGAGAAGATGTTCCAGATGTTCCAAGAGCAAGATACGTTCACGGATGAAGAGATTCATGAAGCCATGCAGATGTCGAATCATATTGCAGACTTGGTTGAGCCTTGGGAAATTGACTATACGAAGAAGTATCCTCAGTTATACGATGATCCGGAAAAGGTCTTCCAACAGAAGATTGCTGAGGGAATCAAGTATAGAAAGATTGATCAGCTTGCTCCTGAGATGCGTAAGGCATACTTAGAGCGGATTCAGCTTGAATACGATGTATACAAAGCGAATGATGCAATCAACTATATGTTGCTAGAGGATGACGTTAAGACTCATGCACGTAAGAATAACGTTCGCTATGGTTGGGGTCGTGGATCAGTTTCAGGCAGTATCATTGCATACTTAATGCGCATCACTGAAATGAACAGCATTGACCGCAAATTAAACTTTGCACGATTCATGTCGAAAGAGCGTATTAGTCTTGCCGATATCGACTCGGACTACGAACCGTCTAAGCGACATATCATTCAGAACTACCTGACTGAGCATGAAGAGCTTCATTGTGCCAAAATCGTAACCTATAATAAGTTAGAGCTTCTTAGTGCGATTCGAGACGTCGCTCGAGGACTAGATATGCCTCTGAACGAGGTGGACGAGATTGCCAAGGGAGTCGAAGAGAACGAGGATTACTACCGCAATCGATATGAGGAACTATTCCATTATGTCGACTTGATTAAGGGTACAATTGTATCAATTGGCGCTCACGCTTGTGGAATTGCTGTATCTCCTATTCCTTTGGATGAAAATATGGGTCTCATTACAGTAGTCGACAATAAGACAAAGCTACCAGTTACTTTGACTCAAATCAATATGAAAGAAATCGATGCTCAGAACTACGTGAAACTTGATGTTTTGGGGTTGGATACGGTGGAATTAATCAGTCAAACTGTAGACTTTGCAGGATT